ATATTGTTTTATTTGATCAATTAGAATCTAAAGATATTTTAAAAATAGTTCAAATTGAATTAAATAATTTCTCAGAAAGAATGCAGCTTGAAGGATATACATTTAAATTCCTAAAACCAGCAAAAGATTTCTTAGTAATAGAAGGATATGATCAATCATATGGTGCGAGGCCAATTAAAAGAGCAATCCAAAAATATGTTGAAGATATCGTTGCTGACGCAATCTTAGATCAAACTCTAGAAAAAGGAAAGGAATATTCTATTTCTAAAAACAAAAATGAAGATAAACTTTTTATTAAATTCTAGTATAACTAGTATAAACAAAACAAAGCATGTCAGATTTTTCAAAAGTATTTAAAGAATTATTAACAAAGATTGATACGCATGGAGATGTATCAAAACCAAGAGATCTTCAAGTTAAAGAACTTCTTTTAAATAGCATAGATATTGATCCAACAAAGCCAATTGCTAATTTTGAATCTAGATCTTTCAATTGGAAATACTTCGCTGGTGAAATGGCATGGTATTTACACAGAGATACTGATGTAGATTATATAGGTCAATATTCAGGAATGTGGTCAACACTTACGAATCCTGGTACAAATGAAATTAATTCAAATTATGGTGCACTAGTTTTTAACTCAGAACAAATAGGCTGGGTAATAGATTCGCTATTAAAAGATGAGAATAGTAGACAAGCTATTATGTTCTTTAATCAACCTAAATTTCAATTTGAAGGCAATAAAGATTTTGTCTGCACAATGTATTCAAACTTCTTTATTAGAAACAATAAATTGAATATGAAAATTCAAATGAGATCTAATGATATATTTTATGGTCTAACATTTGATGCACCATTCTTTTCATTCTTGATGCAATCAGTATTCTTAATGCTAAAGAAGCACGACAAATACAAAGATTTAGAATTAGGCACATATCATCATTTTGCAGATAATATTCATTTCTATGAGAGACACTTTGAATTAGCAAAGAAAATTAAATCTGAAGATGATGCACTAGAATCTAATATCAATACGTTAATATTAAAAAAACCATTCATAGATTATGATGGTGAAGAAGTTTATATGACAGACGAAGGTATTGAATTTGTAACTAGAATGGATCAAACACAAGGATCTAAAGAAGTCAATTATAAAAATATACTTAAAGATTATTTTACAATTTAAAATGGAAAAACCACCGAAAATACATATTGATCCAACAATTATTTTAGTAGAAGACTTTGAAAAATTATTAATATCAAAATACGATATATTTTATAGACGAATTGTCGAGTACATACTTAACATAGTCGAGAAAAAGGAAGAGCATAAATTATTAGCTATTTTAGTTGATGATGAAGGAAGAGAATACGAAATGGAATTACCAAAAACAGGTTTCAACAAATCTTTAAAAAAAGCAATGGAATATTTTACGCTTATTGAAGAATACGAAACATGTGACTTAATTAAACAAATACAAAAACAAATAGCATAAATGAATTACTACCCAAAAGATAAAGAATTTCAAAGATACGCTCAATCAGAGTTTAATGTTAATGGAAGCAACATAGATGCATACGCTAAAATAGCTGATAAGCAAATGTCAATGACACCTTATATTCTAGAAGAGCGTGAGATGAGAGTAACTCAAATGGATATATTTTCAAGATTAATGGCCGATAGATTATTATGGGTAGCAGGTCCAGTAAATGATGCAATGAGTACTGTTGTACAAGCACAATTAATGTTCTTATCTAGTAATAGCCCTGACGATATCACAATGCACATTGATTCTCCAGGTGGTTCAGTTAAATCTGGATTATCTATGGTTGATGTGATGGAATATATACCATGTGATATACGCACAGTAAACACAGGTATGGCCGCTTCAATGGGTTCAGTATTATTAGGAGCAGGAACTAAAGGTAAGAGGGCGTCACTGAGACATTCTACTACTATGTTGCACCAATCTTCTGGTGGTTTTAGTGGAAATATCCAAGATGCTGAAGTAGATTGGGCAGAATGGCAAAAAGTAAATTCAGAACTTTTTAATTTACTAGGTTCATATTGTGGAAAGAAACCTGAGCAAGTAATGAAAGATGCTACTAGAGATTTTTGGCTTAATGCAGAAGAAGCTAAAAACTACGGCATCATAGATGAAATTATAAAAGCAAAAAAATAAAGAATATATAAGTCATGGCAAGTAGACAAAAAACAAGAGACATATTTATTCAGTTGATTAATTTACAACTAGAACCACACGGTAAAACGTATAACGATGTTGTTAATGAATCTGACTGGTACATGAAATATAGTACTACTAGAGAAAAAGAAGAGGCTTTTATACAAACTGCAATTGGAATTTTAAGAACTAAATTGAGAATGACTAAATCTGTTGCTGAAAAAGAAATCAATTGGTTTATTTTACAATGGGGATTAACCACTGTCAACGCTACAGATACAATTGATTCAAAAACTCTAGTAAAAAGTAAACCAAATAATAATGTAACTGCTAGCAAGTAATATTAAAATATTATAATATAAAAAAAGGGGTATTATCTTTAAGATAGTACCCTTTTTTAGTTTATGTTAATTAGTACACTGATAAATAGAATATGAATAACAATACTAACATACCAACATGGATTTCCGACGGTCCACCAGATATTGAATATTGTACATATAAATTAAAGGGCACTATTTTAGATATAAAAAAGAAGCTAGCCTCAGGTAATTTATTAGGAGCGTTGCTTGATGTAGATAATAATTTAGATTATTTGTACATGTACGATGCTATTAAGGTTACTCATAATCCAAATCCAATAAACAATACAATGACAGGTTTTGATTTACCAGGATTAGAGTTATTCTTTACTGAAGACGAAATAATAGAGACTGATCCTGTATTAGATTTTATTTTAGATGATGCATTAGATGGTTTCGAAGAATTGCATTCAATATGTAGAGAACGATGGAGATTGATTGAAGATGGAATTAAATGTAATTATGTACCGACGAAGCCTTATTTTTTAAATGATGGATTTGTGTTTATTAAAACACCAGACAATAAGATGCATGTTTATCATTTTGTTAAACCTAATAAATATTTTACAAGTGATTGGAGAAAGTTTAGTATGACTCATATGTATGACGAACAATGGACAAGCGAAGCTTATTTTTCTAGAATAGAAGAGATTATGTCTAAAAAAGATGATAAGATTATAATTAGAATAGATTGTAAAACCGAAACTATTTTAAAAGATAACGCAATTGGAGTAATTAATCAAATGATTTTTTCTATGTTAAATAGAGACTACTCCTTTTAACACAGATATATAAACAAAGAAAAAAACAATTTATCAACATGCCAACTGTTTCAAATCAAAACATAATCATAGTATTGCCAGAATTGGCACGTATTATTAGAGGACAAGCAAACAGTATAGATTTGGTGTTACACCAAGACTATATTGGAAACCAATTAAATATTGGTCTTGCAACTGAAGTAAAAATAGAACTATATGACGTTAATAACTCTTTAGTCCAAACTGTTTCAAAATCAGGAGCCAATCTTACATATGGATCTCCTAACTCAGAATCACAGGGTAAGATTTCTCTAGCATTAACCGCAGATCAAACAGCTGCATTACCGTTTGGAGCTACTGAAGTATCAGGAGCTTTAAAAGCAAAGGTATATGTAACTCTAGGAATTAATTTAGTTCAATTACCTACACTTAAATTAGCAAACATATATGACGCTGGAGATATTATTGGTGATATAGTTGCTAGTAGATTTACTTTACCGGGTTCGGTTTATAAAGTAAAATCATTTACTATTGCAGATAAACCAAGTGGAGGTGAAATAATACTGAATGATACCAATCCTTCAGGCGTAACTAAAATTAGAATATCGGTTACAGATGATAAGGGATATAGAAATGCTTATCTTGAATCTATATTAGAAAATAGAATTGATGTTGATGGAGTATTAGTATCATTATTCTTAACTAACGTACATAATAATAGTGAGTATTCTACTTTTGAAATTAAAAGCTGGAGCAGAGTTGATGTATTAAACTCAAATCCTGCATCTCCTTTATTAGATGACGATAGTGATGCAATAGAATTAATAGTTGCAGCAGAAGGTAATTCAACTATTGGAACCGAGGTATATGACATATCTACAGGTGATCAGTTAGGTATCTTTACAGAATCTTACTCTTCACCGCATGGTATATCAATTACACCAAGCGGATTAGCTACAATAACAGACGTTAATAATCTTACATTTTCAGGTGGAGCAATAGTCAATCAATTAGGAAACGGCAACGTTGATGTTGTATTTCCTTCAGTTGTAGTAACTACTTCTGGAACTAGTGGATCTTCAGGAATTGATGGTCTTAACGGTGAAGCTGGAACATCTGGAATTGACGGTCTTAATGGAACATCTGGAATTGACGGAACATCTGGAATTGACGGTCTTAATGGAACATCTGGAATTGACGGAACATCAGGAATTGATGGTCTTAATGGAACATCTGGAATTGATGGAACATCTGGAACCGATGGTGTAACTGGAGCTAAAGGTGATCAAGGTGATGCTGGAGCTAAAGGTGACGTTGGAGCTACTGGAGTACAAGGTATTCAAGGCGTTAAAGGTGATGTTGGAAACGACGGAGCTAATGGAATTGATGGAGTAGCTGGAACTAATGGAACATCTGGAATTGACGGCATAAACGGAGTTAAAGGTGATCAAGGTGATACTGGAGCTAAAGGCGATACTGGAGTACAAGGTATTCAAGGTGATCAAGGTATTCAAGGATTATTCGGACATGATGGTATTGATGGAGTAGCTGGAGATCCTGGAAGTGATGGATTAGATGGTGTTGATGGTGCTAGCGGAACTTCTGGTACTAATGGAGAGAATGGTGCAGCTGGAGCTGACGGTGCTAACGGTGCCGATGGAACTTCTGGTATTAATGGAGTAGATGGAGCTAAAGGTGATCAAGGCGATACTGGAATACAAGGTGAAGTTGGAGCTAAAGGCGATCAAGGTGAAGTTGGAGCTAAAGGTGATGTTGGAAACGATGGAGCTAATGGAACATCTGGGATTGATGGTATACGCGGAGCTAAAGGCGATCAAGGTGATCAAGGTGATGCTGGAATACAAGGTATTCAAGGTGAAGTTGGAGCTAAAGGCGATCAAGGTGATAATGGAACATCAGGTATTAATGGAACATCAGGTATTAATGGAACATCAGGTATTAATGGTATTCAAGGTGATACTGGTCTTAAAGGTGATCAAGGCGATACTGGAATACAAGGTGTTCAAGGTGTCAAAGGTGATGCTGGAAACAATGGAACATCTGGTATCGATGGTATTCAAGGTATTCAAGGTGAAGTTGGAGCTAATGGAACATCAGGAATTGATGGTATAAACGGAGCTAAAGGTGATCAAGGCGATACTGGAATACAAGGTGTTCAAGGTGTTCAAGGTGTTCAAGGTGAAGTTGGAGCTAAAGGTGATCAAGGTGATCAAGGTGTTAAAGGTGATGCTGGAAACGATGGAGCTGATGGATCACAAGGTGTTAAAGGTGATGCTGGAAACGATGGAGCTGATGGTAATAATGGAACATCAGGAATTGATGGAGCTAAGGGTGATCAAGGTGATGCTGGTCTTAAAGGAGATCAAGGTGATCAAGGAGCACAAGGTACTATTGGAATACAAGGCGTTCAAGGTGAAGTTGGAGCTAAGGGTGATCAAGGTGATCAAGGCGTTAAAGGTGATGCTGGTAATAACGGAGCACAAGGTAACGATGGAACTAACGGTTCTTCAGGAATTAATGGAGCTGCTGGTAATAACGGAGCACAAGGTAACGATGGAACTAGTGGTTCTTCAGGAATTAATGGAGCTGCTGGTAATAACGGAGCACAAGGTAACGATGGAACTAGTGGTTCTTCAGGAATTAAAGGTGATCAAGGTAATACAGGTGATGCTGGAGCCGCAGCGACAGGATCATTAGTTTCTTATAGAATTAAAGTCAATATGTTATCTAACAGTGTTAATTCAACCACACCTATCGCAAACGTATGGTCACCAGGCGGAGTAGAAATATATAATTCAACCGATGGTTGGTCTGTATCTGGATGGAATATTGCTAGATCAAATAACAATTTAACACTTACTCACACGTTGGCTAAACCGATATTAATGGGAACAGCACAAGGTAGAAACGGTTCTAACTTATTTGTCTCACAGTTTATTGGTAAAAATGCATCTACTTTATCTATACAAAATGTCGATGGAAATGCATATGTAAAATTCAACGGTATAACAAGTATCAATACAGGTGCTGCAACAGGTGGAGCCACAGATGTGATCATAACATTTGTAGTAGAATCATAAAAATCATAAAAAATAAATATACATAATGGCTACTAATCAAACGGGCAACCCAACACAATTATTAATAACTAGAGTGATATCAGGTACCACTATGGCGGTTGATACAATACAAGACGAAACAAGTCCATGGTACTTTTATCCACTTACGTTTCAAGTTGATTTAGGTGTACAAATTCAAACATTCTCTGACACTTCAGTTAATGGTGGATTTTATGATGCAAGTGCAGTTGAAGTAAATGACTGGCTAATCCAACCTTCAGGTAAAGCTTATAGAATATCTTCTGTTATGGAGATATTAGATGGTGGAGCTACAGCAAGAGTTATTTTAGAAGATGTAGAAAGTTATATTCTATTAAATGATTCCACTATGTCAGGTGCAAATTATCCAGACGAAGAACAGGCTGGTCTATGTATTGAACTAGATAATGAAGGAATTCCTATTATTGCTGGAGTTTCTCAAGTTTCTGCTTCGCTCCCAGAATTAGGATATTGGATTGATGACGCTGTTAGTAGATTTGAAGCTAATTCTATTTCAGGTTCTAGTGAAAGTGGAATTTTAACAGGACTAGATAAAAATAAAACATCATTAGTAACTGTAAACGACGGTGACTCTACTGGAATTACAATCACATATACTCCATTTTCAGATGGAGATGTAACTGTTAAAATAAATGGTATGGAAGTTAATCTAGGAGATAAAACATTTGATTGCTACTTCTCAAATGACGGCGGTACAACCGCAAGACTAGTTACTGATATCGAAGCCGGAGATATTCTTTATTGGAATGGTTCAATAGCAGGTTATCAATTAGACGCAACAGATGATATTGATATTTCTTACCAAAAAGGTAGTTTAGACTAACTTAAAATACACCATAATATTATATTATAAAGTAATCACAAATTAACTAATAATAAAACGCCATCTAGTCTTAACTAGCTGGCGTTTTTAATATATAATACTGTAGGACAATCATGTCCTAGGCCTAAAAATAACACATATAAAACATGGCACAATTAAAAGTAAAACAAATTTCTGATTTCGTAACTGCAGTAGCATCTGTACATAACGGAGCAATCGGAACTGATACCGTAACGGGTATCGCAAACGCAAAGTCTGAAGCAATTTCAACTGCAGTTTCTGCTGACGTTGTAGGTCTTAGCTCTGCTAAGTCATACGCTGATCAAGCTGAAGTTGATGCAATCAACTCTTCTGTTTCTCAAGCTGAAGCTAAAGACGCTTCAAGAGCATTAACAGCTGGATTGAACATTTCTACTGCAAAGTCTGAAGCTATCGCTTCTGCTGAATCTAAAGATGAGGTAAGAGCAACAGCTGCTAACCTTTATGCTGATCAAGCTGAAGCTGATGCTAAAACTGAAGCTGGAAGATTAGATGGAATCGTTCTTTCTTCTGCTAAGTCTCACTCTAACTTACAAAAAGATAGAATTGATGCATTATTATTGGATTCTGACGCTACGTTAGATACATTTGCTGAGATCAAGTCTTTCGTAGATGGATTAGATACTGGTGATGTAGCTGGATTATCTGCTGCAATTTCAACAGGTGATTCTACGGCAATTTCAACTGCATTTTCTGCTGACGTTGTAGTTCTTTCTTCTGCTAAGTCTTATGCTGACGTTGCTGAAGCTGATGCTAAAGCTGAAGCTGGAAGATTAGATGGAATCGTTCTTTCTTCTGCTAAGTCTTATGCTGACGTTGCTGAAGCTGATGCTAACGGTTATACTGACGATAGAGAAACAAGTATTTTATCTGTATTAAGAGGTGAATTAGAAGCTGTTGCTGGAACTGATAAGTTAGAGCAAATAGCTACTATTGCTGGTGAAGGTTTCACTACAGCTTTACAACTTAGTCAAGCTAACAACGATATCTTAGTATTCGTTAACGGTTTACAGATTCATGCTTCTATTGAAGGTAGAGAAGGTTTCGTATATGACGGAGCTAGATTTGACGTTATCAACTTAGGATATGCATTAGAAGCTAATGATCACATCGTGGTTATTGGTATAAAAGCATAATCTTTTTGATTAATTTTATTAAAGGCTCGCCACATTGGCGAGCCTTTTTTATTTAGGATATATAAAAAAACAAACTATTTTTAGACATGAACATAGGTATCACAGTACACATAGACAATGAAAATGAAAGCATATGGACTAATGGTATTAAATTAAATGCACTGTATTTACTAAAGGCTTTAAAGACTATTGGTTATAACGCATATTTAATAAACGCAGGTAAACTGCAAGGATCATATGAGAATAAAGTTCCTTGGAATATAGAAGAGTTTCCAATCTATAATTATTCAGGAAAAGCAAAAGACACTGATCTTATGATTTGGTTAGGATCAACATATTCAGACGAAAACATTCTAGATTTTAAGAAAACTGGCCCTAATAAAAAAGTTGTCAAATATACATGTGGTAATAACTACATGAATGACACTGAAGCGGTTGTCTTTGGAAGTGAAATTACAGCAGGTTACAATCAAGAGCTAGATGAAGTGTGGTATGTACCTCAACAAGAAGAACTAAACAGAGAATATTATAGAGTACTTCATAATTTACCAGCAAACAAAGTGAAACCAGTACCGTTTATATGGGATCCTGTTTTTATAGATGCTACATGTGAATCTTATTATTCTAATGGCACAATAGAAAACAATATACCTATTCCAATCTATAGACCTGGAAAACCTAATGAAGAAAAGCAGCTAGCATGTTTTGAACCAAATATTGGCGTTATGAAATATCATATAAATAATCTTTTAATAGCAGAAGATTATCTAAATAAAGGCGGAGATTTTAAAAAATTAAATGTAGTATGTGGCGACAAATTATTGGGAAGCAAATACTATGCGTCTGTGATTAAACACACTAAAATATTTAATGTAGATCCTATTAAATTATCATATTTACCTAGATTAAGAGCAGTTGATGCATTGGCTCAATTGGCAGATGTGGTTATTGCACACCAACTCACAAACCCTCTTAATTATTCATATTTGGATGCATTGTATCTTCAGTTTCCATTAGTACATAATGCACCAATGATCAAAGATGCAGGCTATTATTATCATGGCAATAATATAGGTTCAGGAGCTAGACAACTAAAACTAGCAATTGAAGAGCATGACAATAACATAGAAGAATATATCGAGCGTAGCGAAAATGTTTTAACTAGATATACTATATTCAATGAAGGTTTATTAGAAACATATAAACAACTAATAGAAACTACTATGGGAATTAAGGATCATAAATTAAGTGGAAATTATGATTGGCAAACAAATCTTTATAAATAATGAAGATTAACACTAATCGATTAATCTTTAAAAGACTTATCAGAGAGTATGAATTTTTAATAGAAGATTTAGCAGACATAGAGGTAGCTAATTTAGATATAAAAAATGAGTTTATGCAATCGTTAAATGAGATCGATGATGATGGTGTTTTAGAGAGCGATAACATGGACACTATGGCAGACGATTGGGCTAAAAATATAAAGGAAGTTGAAGAGTCAGAAAAGGAAACTAATAAACATCCAGATTTTAAAAAGTTATTTAGAAAAACAGTTGTTAAATGTCATCCTGATAAATTAGGTACTGATCTATTACAAGAAGAATTTGAAAAGCTTAAGACGATATATGAAGATATAGTTGAAGCTAATGAAACTGAAGATTGGGCTAAATTAATTAGGTGCGCTATTAAGTTAGATATAGAATTACCTGAATCTGCATATGATCAAATCAAGTCTATAGAAGAAAGTATAAATAAACTAAAAGAAAAACAAACTACTATTTTAAATTCTACGCCATGGATGTGGTATAAAACGGACGATGGAGATTCTAGGGCAGATATTCTAAAAAAACATTTAGAATTTATGTCATTATTGACACAAAAATAATAATTATTTTTGAAAAAAGCCCAGGGAGAAACATCTCACTGGGTTTTTCAGATATATAATAGTATAAACTAAAAAGATTTTTAAATTCATGTCTCAATTGAAACTAAAACAAATACTTGAATTCATATCAGATTCACCTGTTACTGGTGATGTACTGGCATATAATTCGGCGACTGGTAAATACGAAAACGGAGCTCTACCAAATACATTTGGTCTTCGATATAAATATAACACTGCAATTACAGGATCAGTTGCAAATGGTTTTTTCAGATTTGATGATCCATCATCTCCTACCAATGTAACAATAAGTGAAAGAGATTTATTAGGAAATAACGCAATTCCTTCGTTAGTTGCTATGACAGCGTCTACAAATGACAGAAAATCTGTCGTTGTTTTTGCAAGCGCTAACGACGGAAATATATCTAAAACATTTTATGTTAAATCTGTTGCGGTTGGTACAAATGAAAGAGTATTTGAATTAGAGCCTATATCAAGTTCTAGTTGGGGATTAATGACAAATAATGATGAAACATTCATGTTTATTCAACCTATTGGTAACGTTGGTACATCTGGTTCTTCTGGAACTAATGGAACTAATGGAACTAATGGTACATCTGGTTCTTCCGGAACAAACGGGACATCAGGAACTAACGGTACAAACGGAACATCGGGAACGAATGGAACTAACGGAACATCGGGAACTAGTGGAACTAACGGATCTTCTGGAATTAATGGTACAAATGGGACATCAGGAATTAATGGTACAAATGGGACATCAGGAACTAGTGGAACCAATGGAACGAATGGTTCTTCTGGAACTAATGGAAGTTCAGGAACTAATGGGACATCAGGAGCTAATGGATCAAGCGGATCATCAGGAACGAATGGAACTAACGGGACATCAGGAATAAATGGAGTAAGTTCTTCTATTGAATTAACAGAAGAAGCTGTTACAGGTCTAGAGGGAACTCCAGTTAGTGTTGTAAATGTAGGTACAGAGAGTGCTGCTAAATTAGAGTTTACAATTCCAGTGGGTGCAACAGGTTTACGAGGATTACCTGGAACTCCAGGAACAAGCGGAAGTTCAGGAACGAATGGTTCTTCAGGAACTAATGGAACTAACGGTACATCAGGTTCTTCAGGAACTGATGGAACTTCAGGAACTGATGGATCAAGTGGATCTTCAGGAACTAATGGAACTTCAGGAAATGATGGAACAAGTGGAAGCTCAGGTTCTTCAGGTTCTTCTGGAACTAACGGTACTTCTGGAACTGATGGAACTTCAGGTTCTTCAGGTTCTTCAGGAACAGACGGAACTAGTGGAACAAACGGAACATCAGGTTCTTCAGGAACTGATGGAAGTTCAGGTTCTTCAGGAACTAATGGAACTAGTGGAACAAACGGAACTAGTGGAACAAACGGAACATCAGGTTCTTCAGGAACTGATGGAACTAGTGGAACTAACGGTACATCAGGAACTGATGGAAGTTCAGGTTCTTCAGGAACGAATGGAACAAGTGGAACTAGTGGAACTAACGGTACATCAGGAACTGATGGAAGTTCAGGTTCTTCAGGAACGAATGGAACTAACGGAACATCAGGTTCTTCAGGAACTGATGGAAGTTCAGGTTCTTCAGGAACTGATGGAACGAGTGGAACTAACGGTTCTTCAGGAACTGATGGAAGTTCAGGTTCTTCAGGAACTGATGGAACTAGTGGAACAAACGGAAGTTCAGGTTCTTCAGGAACGAATGGTTCTTCTGGAACTAACGGTACAAATGGTACATCAGGAACGAATGGTACATCAGGAACTAAAGGTGATCAAGGTAATCCAGGTTGGGGTGTTTCAATGCAAGGACAAGTAGCTACATCATCAAATTTGCCAGCTACTGGTAATTCAGATGGTGATGCATATATAGTACAATCAGATGATTCACTTTGGGTATTTACACAAGCCGATGGTTGGATTGGAGGTGGTTCTATTCAAGGACCACAAGGTAACGCTGGTACTTCAGGAACGAATGGAACTAACGGAACATCAGGTTCTTCAGGAACTAATGGAACTAGCGGAAGTTCAGGAACTGATGGAAGTTCAGGTTCTTCAGGAACAAATGGAACTAGTGGAACAAACGGAACTTCTGGTTCTTCAGGAACTGATGGAACTTCTGGTTCTTCAGGAACTGATGGAACTAGTGGAACAAACGGAACTAGTGGAAGTTCAGGTTCTTCAGGAACAAATGGAACTAGTGGAACAAATGGAACATCAGGTTCTTCAGGAACGAATGGAACTTCAGGTTCTTCAGGAACAAATGGAACTAGTGGAACAAACGGAAGTTCAGGTTCTTCAGGAACGAATGGTTCTTCTGGAACGAATGGAACATCAGGAACAAACGGAACTTCTGGTTCTTCAGGTGTTAATGGTCTTGATGGTGTAGATGGTATCTCTGGAACTTCAGGTGTTAGTGGAACTTCAGGTTCTTCAGGAACGAATGGAAGTTCAGGTTCTTCAGGAACGAATGGAACTAGTGGAACGAATGGAAGTTCAGGTTCTTCAGGAACGAATGGAACTAGTGGAACGAATGGAAGTTCAGGTTCTTCAGGAACTAATGGAACTAATGGTTCTTCGGGTTCTTCTGGTCTTGACGGTGAAACAGGAACATCTAATACATATGCAACTGCAATGAACCAATACACAAATACTGGTTCAGATGTACAGCACGCTGATTTATATTTGACAGGTCGTTTACAAAGAGAAATGATAGTAGCAAATAACGGAGCAATTCCAGTACAAACAGGCGATGCCTTCATTATTAATGCAGACGGTGTAGTAACTATCAGTATGACTGGATTAAACACTTCATGTGCTGGTCAATCAGGAACTATTGTAATCGTCAACAGCGCAGGAGGATCAGATTTTAGCCAATTGCCAGCATATATGTTAACACCATCAGGTGCAGATATAGAATTTGTAACCGAGCCTTATGCTGTTTCAATTATATCATACCATATATTAAGTCAAACGCAAGTACTTTGTAACTATATAGGCCATTTTGCATAAACATACACAATATAATTAGATATAAGATATGAAGAATATAGGATTTTCGAAGATTGATTTCTGGAGTACTGGTAGCGGCGTGGGAACAAGTCACACCACAAACAAGAGTACTACGACCACGTGGAGCACTAGTAAATCTACTACAGAACAACGAAGCACAACTAGGTCTACTAAAACAGCGTTCAATACTAGTCAATCTACTAGTACTGTATGGACAACTACTTGGGCAACTTCAAAGAATACTTCTACTACATGGAATACATCTCATAGTACAACTACTACTTGGGCAACTTCACAAAGTACGACTACTACATGGACAACTACATGGACAACTTCAAGAGGCACTGATAGATTAACAGATAAATCAACTACTACTACTTGGACAACTTCAAGGGGTACTGATAGATTAACAGATAAATCAACTACAACTTTTTGGACAACTAAATGGAATACTAGTCAGTCAACGTCAACAGTATGGACTACGGTATGGCAAACTAGTTTAGGAACTGAGAAATCTACTACAACTACATACAATACTTCTTGGACTACATCATGGAATACTAGTCAATCAACAACTACAGTTTATACAAGTGCGTATAACACTTCTTGGTCTACTAATAGAGGAACATCTAGATCAACTGATCATTCCACGGTTACTGTGTATACGACTACGTGGTCAACATCCAGAGTAACGTCAACTGCATATACTACTTATTTTAACACAACATGGTCAACTAGTCAATCTACTGAACATTCCACAGTTACAGTATATACGACTACTTGGTCAACTAGTAAAGGTACTAATAGAGGAACATCACATTCTACAACAACTACTTGGAATACAAGTAAAGGAACATCACATTCTACAGTTACAACATATACGACTACTTGGTCAACTAGTAAGGGTACTAGTAGATCAACTAACCACTCGACTACAACTACATTTAATACAAGCCAGTCGACGAGCAGAGCTACGACTACTGTATATACAACTACATGGCAAACTAGTCGCGGTACTTCTAGGGGTACAGCACATTCAACGACAACTAAATGGAATACTAGTCAGTCAACAAGCAAATCTACAACAACTGCGTATACTACTTACTATAATACAACTAGAGGAACTAGTAGAGGAACTAGTAAAGCCACAACAACAACATGGCAAACTAGTAAGGGCACATCACATTCAACAGTGACTGTATATACAACAACATGGCAAACTAATCACGGTACTTCTAGAGGCACGGCGCATTCAACAACAACTAAATGGAATACTAGTCAGTCAACAAGTAGAACTACTACAACGTCTTATACTACTTATTATAACACAACTAGGGGAACTTCTAGGGGAACTAGCAAAGCTACTACAACTACATGGTCAACGAGTAGAGGTACATCACATTCAACTACTACAGCGTATACAACTACGTTTAATACTAGTAGAGCAACAACTACTGCATGGACTACGTCATGGACTACTACTTTTGGAACTAGTAGAGGTACACAACATGCAACAACAACTACGTGGACAACAACATGGTCAACGAGTAGAGCTACAACAACTTCATATACAACTACATTTAACACTAGTAGAGGAACTAATAGAGGAACTAGTAAATCTACTACAACTACATGGCAAACCAGTAGAGGTACATCACATTCAACTCAGACAACATATAATACTAGTTGGAACACAACTAGGGCTACAACAACGTCATATAATACATCGTGGACTACTACGTTTGCAACGACACATTCAACATCTAGAGCCACTACTACGACGTGGGCAACGAGTAGAGGTACATCGCATTCAACTACTACAGCGTATACAACTACGTTTAATACTAGTAAAGCAACAACAACTACATGGACTACTTCATGGACAACCACTTATGGAACTAGTAGAGGTACGCAACACGCAACAACAACTGCGTGGACAACAACATGGTCAACGAGTAAATCTACAACAACTGCTTATACTACTTATTATAATACAACTAGAGGAACTAGTAGAGGAACTAGTAAATCTACTACAACCACATGGGGAACTAGTAAAGGTACATCACATTCAACAGTCACAGTGTATAATACTAGTTGGAATACATCTAGAAACACGACGACTTCATGGACTACTTCATGGACAACTACGTTTGCAACGACCCATTCAACATCTAGAGCCACTACTACAACGTGGAACACCACTAGGGCTACAACGACTTCGTGGACTACTTATTATAATACCAGTAGAGGAACTAATAGAGGAACTAGTAAATCTACTACTACGACATGGCAAACTAGTCACGGTACATCACGTTCAACAACGACTACGTATAATACTAGTTGGAACACTAGTAAAGCAACAACGACTTCATGGACAACTTCATGGACAACTACGTTTGCAACGACCCATTCGACATCTAAAGCCACTACTACGACGTGGCAAACTAGTCGCGGTACATCACGTTCAACAACAACTACGTATAATACTGCTTGGAATACATCTAAAAACACGACCACTACATTTAATACAACAGTTTATACCGTATTCGCAACGAGTAGAGGTACATCAAAGTCAACGACTACCAAATATGGTACATCAAAGTCAACGACTACCACATTTGGTACATCACATTCAACAACGACTGCATGGGTTGCTTCTAGAGGTACATCTAAGTCTACGACGACACAGTGGAGTACTGCTTGGAATACATCTAAGTCTACAACGACTAGGTATAACACTAGTAAATCAACGACTACTGTATGGGCTACTTCTTGGGCGACGTCTAAGTCAACTACGACTACTTGGTTGACATCTAGGTCTACGACCACTACGTTTAATACTAGTAAATCAACGACTACTACGTTTAACACTAGTAAATCAACGACTACATCATGGTCGTATAATGTTGGTACATCTAGAACGACACTTAAACATTATTCTAAAACAACACTTAAGACGTATAATAGATCAACATATATTGATCGAAGTACAGTATATAATACTAGTTGGACACAATCCTCAGCAATCAACACGGCATGGAGTACTAGTTATTATATAAACACAAAATGGACAACAGGTAGAAGCACAGTATCAGAGGAAATAGAGTGTATAGTAGAAGGCTCATTAGTGCATATTTCAACAACACAACAAGTTAAAGTTGAAACATTGCAACCAGGTGATCCTATTTTAACATTAGATGGAACGTTCAATCTCGATGATGAGGATTTATTATTTGCATTAAAAGAAGACCAACTTTCCGATATAAAATCAAATGATGATTATATATCAGCAATCATGGTTTCTCAAGTTACAGGCGTATGCGATATAAACAACGGTTTATTAAAAACAACACTCAATCACATTCATATTGTAAAAAGAACTGTTCCAGATTCAGAAATTAAAAAATGGATTGCAATAGAAGGTTATCAACTAGTGGTTGGTGATATTTTATGGCACATCACTAATGGAGAAATTCCTATAACATCAGTAGCAGTAGACGAAACAAACATATATACTGTATATAAACTAGACGTTGAACCAAATGATGTCTTTTATGCTAACGGTATTTTAACGCATAACAGGAAATGTGATCCGGAGGAATATTGCAACCGCCGCAATATATGTTACGATCGATCAAAATGTTTGGACGATGGACAGTTTTAAATAAAAGAAAAAGAAAAAGAAAAAGACTTAAATAATTAGATGGCATCATACACTACATATTGGAGCGCTTCGAGAAGTGAAATAAGATACAGGAATACCTATCAAAATACTGCGATAGATCAAACTTATAGTAGGTCTACTTCCCATACTACAAGGGTCTATTACAACACGTCATGGACTGCTAACGCAACAACGTCATGGACTGCTAACGTGACCACCGAATGGGCCACTTCATATTCAGCATCTAAGTCTACAACGACTACGTTTAATACATCTAAGTCTACAACGACTACGTTTAATACATCTAAGTCTACAACGACTACGTTTAATACATCTAAGGCCACCACTACAGCATGGACTGCAAGTAGAAATACTAGTAGAGCTACTACAACTACATATATTACATCTAAGGCAACCACTACGGCGTGGACTGCAAAACGTAATACAACTAGAGCAACGACGACTTCATGGACTACTTCTTGGAATACTTCTAAGGCTACAACGACTTCGTACAGCACATCTAGAAACACAACGACTTCGTATAATACAACGCATTCAACTACTACATCATATAGCACTTATTGGAATACAGCTAGAAATACAACTAGGAGTACTAGTAAAAGTACCTCAACTACATGGTCAACTAGTCAAAGCACATCGCATTCAACGACTACGTCGTATACGACTTATTATAATACTAGTAAATCAACGACTACGACATATAACACAACATATAACACAACTAGGGGAACTAATAGAGGAACTAGTAAAACTACCACAACGACATGGTCAACTAGCCAATCTACTAAGCGTTCAACGACTACATCATATACGACTTATTATAATACTAGTAGAGCAACAACTACTGCATGGACTACGTCATGGACAACTACCTTTCAAACTAACAAAGGTACATCGCGTTCAACAACGACTACGTTTAACACTAGTAGATCAACGACTACGACATATAACACAACATATAACACAACTAGAGGTACATCTAGGGGAACTAGTAAATCTACAGGGACTACTTGGTCAACTAGCCAATCTACTAAGCATTCAACGACTACTTCGTATACGACTTATTATAATACTAGTAGAGCAACAACTACTTCATGGACTACTTCATGGGTAACTACTTTTGGAACTAGTAGAGGTACATCACATTCGACAACAACTACGTTTAATACTAACCAATCAACTAGTAAATCTACAACTACGAAGTATACTACGTATTACAATACGAGTAGAGGTACATCTAGAGGAACTAGTAAATCTACAACAACCACGTGGGCAACAAGTAGAGGTACATCACATTCAACGACTACGTCTTATACAACTACGTTTAATACTAGTAAATCAACGACTACGACGTTTAATACAACATATAACACGGCTAGAGGTACATCTAGGGGAACTAGTAAATCTACCACAACTACATGGTCAACTAGTCAAAGTACTAAGCATTCAACGACTACTTCGTATACGACTTATTATAACACTAGTAAAGCAACGACGACTTCATGGACTACATCATGGACAACTACTTTTGGAACTAGTAGAGGTACATCGCACTCGACAACGACTACGTTTAATACTAACCAATCAACTAGTAAATCTACAACTACGAAGTATACTACGTATTACAATACGAGTAGAGGTACATCTAGAGGAACTAGTAAATCTACCACAACTACATGGGCAACTAGTAGAGGTACATCACATTCAACGACTACATCTTATACAACTACGTTTAATACTAACCAATCAACAACGACTGCATGGACTACTTCATGGGTAACTACTTTTGGAACTAGTAGAGGTACATCACATTCGACAACAACTACGTTTAATACTTCATGGCAAACAAGTAGAGCTACAACAACATCTTATACTACTTCATGGACTACATATTACAATACAAGTAGAAGTACAGAACATTCAACTACTACATCGTATACGACTAAGTTTAACACTAGTAACTCAACGACGACTTCATGGACTACTTCATGGGTAACTACTTTTGGAACTAGTAGAGGTACATCGCATGCAACGACTACTGTATGGACTACTTCATGGCAAACGAGTAGAGCTACAACAACAGCTTATACTACTTCATGGACTACATATTACAATACAAGTAGAAGTACAGAACATTCGACAACAACCGTATTCAATACAACATGGTCAACAAGTAAAGCTACAACAACAGCTTATACTACTTCATGGACTACGACATTTAATACTAATCAAAGTACAAAACATTCAACTACTACGTCTTATACAACTACGTTTAATACTAGTAAATCAACGACTACGTCATATACTACTTCGTGGACCACGACGTTTAATACGAATAAATCTACTAGTCATTCAACGACTACTGTGTATACAACTAGTTGGAATACATCTAGGGGAACAAGTAGAGGTACGGAGCATTCAACAACAACCACATTTAACACTAATCAGTCTACTGAACATAGTACAACTACAACATACTCGACATCGTGGACGACTTCATGGAACACTAGTCAATCCACTAGTCATTCAACGACACATAGTACAACTACTATTTGGGGTACTTCTTTAGGAACAAGTAGATCTACTAATCACTCAACGACAACAACATGGACAACATATTGGAATACTAGTCGAGTTGAGTCGCGTAACACTACGACTACGTGGGTGACACAAGATCAAACAAGTCAGTCAACTGTAACTGAGTGGACAACTTCATGGACAACTTCATGGAACACAAGTCAATCTACGGTAACTACGTGGACAACTTCATGGACAACTTCATGGAAAACAAGTCAATCTACTAATAAAAGTACAATGACTACGTGGAACACAACTAAGTCTACTGCGACAGTGTATACAACATCTAGAGTTACTTCTACAACGTGGAATACAAGTCAGTCAACTAATAAAAATACGACAACAACATGGTCGACTTTATATGATGTGACTACTACTTGGACCACGTCTTGGAACACCACTACTACATGGAATACAACTAAAGCTACCACTACCAATTGGACAACGAGTTATTCAACTGAATACGAAGCAAGAAGAACATGGTATGGAAAAGTCCACACAGGACATGAGATATTCCCTTACGCTACAGTACAACAGTGGAGAGTCAATTCTTATTTAGGTCGACCATAGTCTGCTAAAATAATTTAGATAAATAATTAAACAAACTCTAATTTGTTTGTATAACTATTAAATTATTTTAACATATGGAAATGTTTAACAAAAAGGTTCTTAAGGAAAGAATAGGACCTCTTAAGAAAAACGATAAACTTAACGCACTCGAACAAGTAGAGAGATACGTACTTAGAAAATGTAAAGAACTTGGATTAGAACATAGTTATGATGTAATAGCAGAAGAGATGCCATACTTTAAAACTATGGGATATACTGAATATGCTACGTGTTTTATGTTACAGCCCTTAAATTTAAAAATGAGAACTGCTCAGATCAATGATGCATATCACGATAACGTGGATAATGTATCAGATTGGGCTGGTTATTTTAGAGCAAATGTTCAAGATAAGGTTGCTAATAAATATCAATCTCGTAAAGAGAATTTTAGTCAATGGCCTGCAAAACCAGTTTTAGTAGTTTTACCAGGATCTAATAAACTTAAATCAAACTGTTGTTTAAATAAATTAATAAAGGTTGCTGAAGAAAACAAAGGTAACATTTATTTTAAACCGCATCCTATCACAACACATGCTGTAATAGGCGAAATTAAAGATTTATTTGGTGAAGAATCTATTTTACCAAGAGACATTGATCTTTATCACTTCATGCAACAAGCCGAAACAGTATACACTACACATATTAGCGAAAGTGCATTATATTCTTTAGTGTTGGGAAAAACAGTAGAACCAATAGATGTTTGGAACAATGTACATCAAGGTTCATTTTATACTGTAAATTCTGCACTATTTGATAATGCTAGCAATGTTGATGAATGGATAAATAGAGTTTTTTCTAGTCCTAAATCAGGTATTATTAATCCAGCATTGGATACGGATTGGAAAGATAAAGTAGATAAGTACATGACATATATGTACGAAAAAAGAGAATTCTATAAAGGATGGTTTTTGGACCTTCCACCTAAAGTAAAACGTAACAAAGATTAAACCAAAAAAATGCAAAGAAACATTAAATTTAATGAGAATGTCGGAGATGATGGACACTTGGTATCACCAGTATTAAAGAATGGTTGCAAAAACTATCTAATCGATATTGATGGAACTATTACAGATGACGTACCAAATGAAGAGCCAGAGAGAATGGCAGTAGTTCAACCTTATAAAGATTCTGTAGAAACACTTAACAGGTGGTATGACGAAGGTCATATTGTAACCTTCTTTACATCAAGAACTGAAGAAGTTAGAGATATCACAGAAACATGGTTAAATGAGCACGGTTATAAGTATCATGGTTTATTAATGGGCAAACCTAGGGGTGGTAATTACCATTGGGTTGATAATCACATTGTCAAAGGAACTAGATATGAAGGTGTTTGGTCTGACCTAGTAAAAGAAGAAAGAATGATAGAAGTCTTTCCTTCATAGATATATAATACATGAAGAAGATACGCACATTTAATGATTTTATCAACGAAGCTGAGGAAGCTCAAGATCTACATAAGATTTATTTAGCATTTGATCCAGATTTGGGACATCGTTTCTGGTCTTATAAAGATTTTGCTGGCGATAAGTTTTTTATCAGATTAACACCTGAGACATATAAGGATATAGAAATAAATAAGGATTATCCAGTTCTTACTTATAATTCAGATACTGTGCAAATGTTAATTGATAAGGATCTTATTAGTACTGATAATGTGTATAACCTTCCAGAATTTATTAAAAATTCAGGATCTAAGAAAGAATTTCATAAAATAGTTGATGGTGATGATAACATCCCTAAAACTACAAGTGATCAAGATGATGCAATTAAACTTTTAGGATTTCCAATTATTGCAAAACCAGCAGAAGGACATTCTGGAATTGGTATTGTTATTATGAAAGATCAAAAGGAATGGGATGCTACAGACCACGATAAGTTGGATGTGTATTCTCAGTATGTAGATAAAAAATCAGAGCACAGATTCTTTACATTTAAAGGAGAACCTTTCTTTTGGCAAGAAAGACAACCTACAAATGATAAGTCTAAGAATGGTGGTGGTAATCCAGACGAAAAAATGGGATTCAATTATATTAAAAGAAACTCTGATAAAACACCACAAAAATATAGAGATCTAATAAAGAGATTTGGTGCAATGTTCTCAGATTTACCTTATATATGTTTTGATATAATGGAAGATCAAGATGGTAAATTATACATCATTGAAAGTAACAGTATGCCAGGTGTGCCGTTCGATGCAACTGTTGCAATATATAGAACTCTATTTAATGACTTTTATAAAAGAGGCGTGGACGGAAAAACAGATTTAAAATTAAAAGAATATTCGGATTTTATGTGTAAGAAATCAATGACACTTGATGGTGGAGATAGATTTAAATTAGGCACAGATCTAGAAGATTAATAAAAAGATAAATAGAATTTAAAAAATAAAGTTATGTCAGAGCCAAATATGAATTGTATGATCGTTAACGTGTGGATTCACCACATGCAAATAGACGAATTGTTTGATTTTCTAAACGAGAGAATTAACAGTGCACCTTATTATTGGTTGAATGAAGCATCTGTGCCAACTTCAATTACTGGAGGATATGTCATGATCTCATTGCCTTATAATTCTTATTCTCATTTATCTTCTAACAGAAACTGGGACGAAGCTCCTGGTTGGATAAAACAATAAATATGAAAAAACAGACAGAAATGAAAGCGTTCCTTTTAAATTATAAAGGAACTAAGTACAAAGCAGATACGTTAATAGGTATCGTTTGGAAGTTTATTACTAAGCGTAAATAAACAAAATTAAAAATTTAAGTATAAAGAACGTCTAGATTATTCTAGGCGTTTTTTAGGATTTAAACAATAATATATGTATACGTTAAGCGAACTTCAACAGATGATCTTTATCGACATCGAAACCAGTACTCAAAAACAAACGTTCCAGGAGGTCATAGATGATAACCCTGCTCTTGAAGAGTACTGGAATATAAAGACTACACAACTTTTAGAAAATCAACCAGAAACACTCAAGGGCTTTACTGATCCGCATAAAATGTGGTCTCGCATGGCAGGACTTTATCCAGAATGGGGTAAAATAGTTTGTATTTCTGTTGGTCAATTAAAGTTTGATGAAACAGGATTTCCTAATGATTTTAAAGCTATGTCATTCAGTGGAACCGATGAAGCTCAGATTCTTAAAGACTTCTCACAAACTGCTGCAAAAATCATGCAGAAATATCCAAAAATGAATTGGGTTGGTCACAATATAAAAGGATTTGATCTGCCTTATATTATTAAAAGATCATTAATCAATGCAGTACAAGTACCTTCGGCATTTCACTTACATAAACAAAAACCATGGGAAAACTGTCTCTTAGACACTCAAGATGTTTGGAAATTCGGTGGATGGAATTCTGCTAAATTAGGTTTGATTTCAGAATTATTAGGTATACCTTCTCCTAAAGATGCAATGTCAGGACCAGAAGTTAATGAATACTATTGGAATGATAGATTAGAAGAAATAAAAACATATTGCGAAAAGGATATTCAAGCTACCGCTAACATCATGCTTAAAATGTCAGGCATGGATATAATCGTAAAGTAAAACATAGAAAGCAATTCAACACATTTCGACATATCAATAGAGGTAGACAGTATGTGCAGATGGTATGCAACGAATATTTTTATTAGAGAATAATTGTTCGTAACTTTTAAAAATAAACAGCAAATGTCTTTCCCCTTTCAATATAAAGTTGTATATTAGTGGTATAATTAAAACAGAACCCTTTAACAGAATACGATATGGCAAAACAAACACCATTAGAATTTGCAAGAGAATTAGTAGAAAAACACCATGATGTATATCAACTTGAAAGTCTAGCTGTAGAGCATGCGTTATTAACAGTAGATGAAAAGTTTAAAAGTATTAAAGATTCTTTTGGTGGAAATACTAAAACTAGCATTAAGCTAATGAAGCTATCAAAAGCATATAAAGAATTATTAGAAGTTAAACAAATACTACATAACCCTTTAACAGAATACGATATATAAAACATGAGCGATTTTAACGACGAAGACTTCAACATGGACGACTTCATGAATGAAAGCAATAGCGATTTCGAAATGAAATTGGAAGAATACAGAGATAACATGATGTCTATTGCAATAAATGCAAACTATGATAACATTAAAAAGAATGGAATCAATGAGTGGCACCTAAGACACTTGCATGAGGTAGAGCTTATAGATTTGGACAGAACATTCAAAATGATGATTGATTATTTTGAAGAACATGAAGATTATGAAAAGTGTGCATTTGTCTTAGAGCATCAAAAAAAGATAAGTTCTATTATTAAAGACATGTAGATATATAATACATGAAGAAACATATAAAATTATTTGAAGAGTTTAGAGCAGATCTTAAAGATGAAGATCCTCTATTAACTAAAGTAAGACACTTCGGTGGTTCTATTAAAAGTTTAGATGATTGGTTACGTAATAAGATTGGTGAAACTAATCCTTATAAAGATACTATAATGGTCAATGGACCTCACATGGGTGAAAAAGATAATTCTCTGCCTTATCAGGATTTTCAAAATGGTAAGTCAGACTTAGTAAAGAATAAATATGGAAGATAAATTAGCAAAAGAACTTATTGTTCAATTAAAAAGGATTGCAGACGCATTAGAAAGTTCTAATAAAACATTAGAGACTTCTGAGAAACGATCGGTTATTCTAGAAAAACTACAAGAGAAAAACTTAAGAGCTGACTTAAGAGAAAAACTTAATATTGAAGAACCTACAACTAGACCATCCCCTAGATTAGAAAAAAATGATGGATCCGTATAATATATTAGGAGTAGATAAATCATCTTCACAAGACGATATTAAAAAAGCGTATAGATCATTAGCTAAGAAGCATCATCCTGATAAAAACAATGGAGATGATGTTAAATTCAAAGAAATTGCTGATGCTTATGAAAGGATAGGGGATCCTTCATCTAGAAAGGATTATGATCAGGCTTCCAATTTTCAAAACTTTAATGGATTCGATGGGCGAGTTAATATGTCCGATGTATTCGATCAGGTTTTTGGCAATGCATTTGGTTCTAATAAACAATCAACTAAAGGTGATAATCTCAGATTAGATTTACACTTAAGTTTTGATGAAGCATATTCAGGGACTAGTAAACAATTCGCAGTAAACGGAAAAGATTTAAAGGTAGATTTTAAACCTGGTTTAAAAACAGGAATGAAACTTAGAATCAGTGGAAAGGGACAACCTCATCAATACAATAGTACCTTACCAAATGGAGATCTCATAGTCCACATACATGTTATGTTTAGACCAGAATGGATACTACAAGGTGATGATATATGGTTAGAATTAAATTTACCATGGTATGATATAACGATTGGTACTAAAATAGCAGTTGACACACCAGAGGGTAAGATATACATCAATGTTCCTAAGAATAGTTATCCTGGAAAAACACTAAGAATTAGGGATAGAGGCTATCCTATATATGGCACAGAAAATAAAGGTGCACTTTTATGTAAATTAAACGCAACATATTCTGACTTAAATGAGGAACAATTAGAATATATAAAGAAAGTAAAAGACGCTTATGATGGATGATAGTTTATTTAGTGGCAAGAATCAGAATTGGTTCAGAGTATTTGACAATTTAATTGTTAATGATGAAGACGCGTTTTATAATATGCTCTACATGGCCATAACTAAACATCCTTCATATGTTATAATGTCAGACCTAGAGATTGATCGCAAAGAGACTATTTTAGGTGTAATGTTAAAACACTTTGAAAACAAAGAAGAATTTGAAAAATGTGCTAGCATTTACAATATAAAAAAACAAATTAAAACAATATGCTGATTATAGAGGTAAATAAAGATAACATAGAAAAAGCTCTAAAACAATACAAGAGAAAGGTTATTAATACCAAACAATTAAAAAAACTAAGGGATCAGCAGAATTTTACCAAACCATCTGCCAGAAAAAGATTGAAACTCCAAAAGGCTAAATATCTACAGTCTAGATTTCAATCATAATAATATATTAATAAATTATCCTAATAAGAAAAAAACAAATAGGACAATTTATACATTAATATATACAATGTAGAATATACATTCTACCAAAAAAGACAGGTAATTCAAAAGATGGCAGGCTTTATTTCAAATTCAGATAAGGATAGTTTAATGAGAGCTAGTTATTATCAAATAACTAGAAACTTCACCAAGACAGTGAACAGATTCATCGCGTTTAAAGATTCTGACAGAATAGTTGAAATACCACACGGTATCAAACAACGTAGTAAATTTATAGATTTAATGATCAAGTATTTTGAATCTCTAGAAGAGTATGAGAAGTGCACTAAATTATTAAAACTAAAAGAACTTGTCATAATGGCAGGGGATTAATTATAAAAATAATATTTTAAATGAGTAGAGGAACTGAAAAGCAAACGAGACAGAGCAAAGGCGGAACAATTGATTCCGGTTTAAAACGAGTTACACTTAGACAATCCCAACACAAATATGTAAAAACAATAGAAGAAAACGATATCACATTTTGTTACGGACCAGCAGGAACATCAAAAACATTTACAGCATGTTTCGTAGCACTTAAATTATTACAAGAAAAGAAGATTAAAGAAATTATCCTTTGTAAGCCCATTCAAGAGGCAGGTGAAAAGTTAGGATTTTTACCAGGTACTAAAGAAGAAAAGATGGATCCTTACATGAATTCGTATGTGTCAAACATTACGAAAATCGTAGGAGGACAACAAGCAAAATATTTATTTGATAGTAAAACTATTAGATTTGAACCACTTGCATATATGAGAGGCGACACTTTCGATGATGCACTTATGGTTTTAGATGAGGCACAGAACGCCACGTTTAAACAACTGATGTTATTTGTTACTCGTATGGGTAAAAGCAGTAGAGTAGTTGTAACAGGAGATGTTAGTCAACATGATATCGCTAGACAACATGTTGGTCTTCCTGGTTTTATAGAAATCATGAAAGGCGTAAAAGGAATAGGCGTCCACGTATTTGATAACAAAGATATTGTTAGAGCTAAGATTTTACAGGAAGTTGTACAGAGGTATGATGATTGGAAATCTAAAAACGAAAGTAAATTTTAGAAACTATTTTACAGATTCACATATAAATACTAAACACATTATATGGATCAATATAAAATACTATTAAAACACAGTCACACTGGTGAGCAATCTATTATAGAGATTGGATTAGACGAAGCAGGCCGAGGAGCACTTGCAGGTCCAGTTACTGTCGCAGCATGTATTATGCCATTTGGATTTCAACATGAAATCATTAAAGACTCCAAACTATTAAGTGAACCACAACGAGTAGATGCAAGGCGCATGGTATTAGAGAACGCGTTGGCGTGGTCTGTAGTACACATTCCAGTCGAAGAGATAGAATCTACTAATATTTTAAAAGCTACGCTGAATGGCATGAGGGTGTGCTTGGACAACGTTAAAAAAGATCATGATTTTGATTTTATTTTAGTAGACGGAGATCAATTTCATGGTTACGATGGAATTCCTTTTGAAACAGTAGTCGGAGGAGACAACATATACACCAATATTGCAGCAGCTTCTATTCTAGCCAAAACAGAAAGAGATCTTCTTATGAAAGGATTGAGTAGTGATTTTCCAGAATACGGATGGGGTTCTAATAAAGGATATGGCACTAAACAACATAGAGACGCCATCGTAAGCGAAGGAGCAACTGATCATCATAGAAATTCATTCATTAGTCACATGTTGACTACAACCAATACTTTATTTTGAGATCACTTTTAACAGGAATGCTATTATTCTTTGCTGGACAAACCATGATTTGGTTTCAAACTAATGGCCAATTTATATCTCCATGGGCTAAGAAAAACACTATTATAATTTCAGTACTCGGAGGAACTATAATTAGTTATATGTTTATTAAGGCTACTGCGTATATTGCGGGATATTATGACGGGGCACTCTGGCCTGGAAGATTCATAGGGTTTTCTTTGGGAATTACATCTTTTGCATTTCTAACATGGTATTTTATGGGAGAGGGTATAAACAGTAAAACTATGGTTTCGTTAGGTCTGGCAGTTTTATTAATATGTGTACAATTATTTTGGAAATGAAAAAATCAAAATTACCTTGGATAGAAAAAGATAAACCGACAAATGTTGTTGTTTATAGAAAGCAAAAAACTAGCAGCACTTATTACATGATAATAACGAACGTACATGTTGACGTCATCAATAACCTAAGAGCAACTAAACCAATCATCGATCATAAGTATGAAATTGTTGAATTAGGTGTAGGTTTTGCTTTTATTGAAGAGTGGTCTAATAAGTATAAAATTAAAAATCCTAAAATAATAACAAAATAAAGGCACATATATTTTTTTATGTCAATTATTTGTGGTATATTAGTAGTATAATAACAAACACATGATAAGAAATAAACTACACAAACATCAGGATAATCCAATCGTTATAGATTTGACAGGGCCAGAAGGCAATGCATTTATGTTGATGTCATATGCAAAATCGTTTAGTAAAGATCTTGGAAAGAATTATGAAGATTTGCAAAAACAAATGACTAGCGGCGATTATGAAAATTTAATTAAAGTATTCGATGATGCATTCGGGGACTTTGTAATACTAGAAAGATAACAATGGAAAATAGATCAATTAAAATTATAGGAACATGGTTCGGTGCAGTACTAGCACTAGTATTCATAGGAGTGTTCATGGCTTTACCAACAATGTGGCTGTGGAATAGTTGTTTAGTGCCATCATTAGACGGTGTACGTGTAATAGATTTTTGGCAAGCTTTAGGAATTAATATATTGTCAAGTATTCTATTTAAAACATCCAATGTTAAACAAAAATAAATCACACCAGATTTTTTTATGTCAAATAAAAGTGGTATATTAGTAGTATAATAAAAACGTAATATGGAAAAGAAAATAATGTATTTGGATATGGACGGTGTTTTAGTTGACATCTTTAAAGCATGTGCAGATAAGTACGGAAAAGATTCAGTATCTAGAATTGGTGATTTACTAGATGAAGATCCTGAATTATTTTATGAAGCAGAACCAATTCCTGGTGCTATTGAAGCTTTTAACAAATTAGTGGATGTATACGATGTATATTTATTGACTAGCGCACCATGGGAAAGTTTGGGTTCTGTCAAGGCTAAAAGATTATGGGTTAGAAAATACTTAGGTGCACCTGCATATAAAAGAATTATCACTAGCCACCATAAAAATTTAATGATTGGAGATTACTTAATTGATGATAGAACGGCTAACGGCGCCGGAGAATTCAAAGGAGAGTTGATCCAATTTGGTACAGAAAAATACTTAAATTGGGATATTGTACTTGATTACTTAAAAATTAAATAATATGGATTTTAAAGAAAACACAGACGCATTATTCGACATACATAGAAAAACTAAAAGAGTTATAAGTTCATGTGTAATACCATCTCAATTAGAATCTGCTAGAAATTATGTAGAAAACTTTAGAAGGTGGATGTCATGTATTGTGTGTGAAGATAAAACACAAGAGGTTCTATTAAAAGGAATAATAGATGACGTTGAATTGGAGTTAAGACTCAAATATCTAAATATTTAATTGTTCGTAACTTTTTAGAAAATAATTAAGCCCACATTTTTTTATGTGGGTTTTTTTTGTTATATTAGTAGTATAATAAAAACAGTTAAAGATATGAAACAATTTAATGCAAATGAAGTAAAGTGCAACGGAACAGGTGGTTCAGGCTATCAAGCCGTTCTTAAACACAAAGACGAAATTCAAGGAATCTGTCAAGAAGTTAGAGATCTTATAGGTATTGAAAAACTATGGGAACTAGCAACAACAGAACCTAATGTTGATTATCATCAAGGAACTAGATTTAATTCTGTAGAAGATAATACATATCGACTTATTAGTGGAATTGCAAATCATATCTCAGAATATATTCATACCAGTGAACTAATCGAGATGCACGTAGGATCTATTCTATCGATGTTAACAATTGAAGATAAAGTAACACTTGTTGCCGATGCTTGTAGAGATTGTGCAAGCGCAGATCACTGGTATACATTCGAAAAAGATTGGGGATAAGATGACTATTGAAGAAAGATACGATCGCATAGATTCTACATCATATGTAGTGTTTCCAGATAATAAGACAATATACGCTATTGAAAATATCGAAGTATTTGAAAACACCATTCTCGTAGAAACAGATACTGGTTGGTTATTCAATGACATGGATGTGTTTACCGTTGAAGAAATGGTCGATGTTGAAAATAAATTAGAAGAATTAATGAAATAAACGCATAAATATTTTTTTATGTTAAATAAAAGTTGTATATTAGTAGTATAATTAAAAACTTAAAGTCATGTATAAAATTAAAACAAAATGGATCAAATTTATGTTTAAGTATGCTAAAACAACATTAGATTTGAATGGTACATACATAAAAGAAGAATGGAATAAAGCTGGGTTTAAAGACTCAATAATTGAAAAAGTATAATTAAAGAATTACAAGAAAACTTTGAACTATAAGACTATGAAAATTACAAAACAATCACAACTGTCGGGTAAAACAAATACCATGGAATTAGATATAACTAATGAACAATTAGTGAAATATGATAATGGTGAACTAATACAGAACGTATTTCCAAATATGAATGCAGATGAAAGAGAGTTTCTAAAATCGGGTATTACGTCTAAAGAATGGTCAGATGTTTTCGGTAATGGAGAAGATGAATAATTTAAAAAAATAAAAATGAGTAAAAAATCAGTAATTTTTGATCTAGATGGAACTCTAGCAATAATTGATAAAAGACGAGTATTGGCAACTAAGCCGGATGGTAAAATTAACTGGGACATTTTCTTTGATCCTAAAAACATTAGCTTAGATGTACCAAATCACTCAGTAATTAAAATGGCCCAATTGTTAAAAGCAGATGGACATAGAATTGTTATTTTTAGTGGTAGAAGTAAAGCGACTAAAGATACTACTAGAGATTGGTTAGATAAATTTGATGTGCCATTTGATGTACTTAAAATGAGGCCAACTGGTAACGAATTTGGATTTATGCCAGATGACAAGTTAAAACAAGGATGGTTAGACGATTTGTTCCCTGATAAAGCAGATATCTTATGCGTATTTGATGACAGAGATAAAGTCGTTAAGATGTGGAGAGATAATGGATTGACTTGTATGCAAGTTGCACCGGGTAATTTTTAAAATATAAATTATGAAACACTTAAAAATAATAAAAGCAATTAATAAAGCTGAATTTAATCTAGAGGAACTAGAACAAATCAGTTTAGCAATAGCTAACATAAATCATCAAGAGAGCGCAGAACTAGAAGTTACATCGTATGATGGTAGAACTTATGAAACAGATGATTATGCATTCGAAGCTACTCGTATTTTACAAGAAGATGGTACACCGTATGATGATCAGTGCTCGATTGAAGTCACTGATAAACGTACTAAACCATGGAAAGAAGAATACTTAGATAATGCACATTGGATGATTGGCGTTTTAGAAAATGATAGCGAATCAATGGTTGAAGCAAATACTATGTTTAATAAACATGGCATTGCAGAATTTAGGGCTGTTGTCAGAGACCTTATTAACGTGGAATGGTTACCACAACAAAAAACATAAATTATGATAGGCGGAGTACAAAAAAAAATATTAGTCGACATGAATGACGACGGTAATCTTGCAATCAACGCAGATTTTGCAGAACTTTTTTATAAAGAACAAGAGAAGAACTGGAAATTAGTCAGAGAACGCGACAACCTTACTAAATATTCCAGAGCCATAATTTGGATAAATTGGAATGAAGACAATACGTTTAAATCTCAACAAGAAAATATAGAGGTTGGCTTTAGTTTACTCATGAGCCCGTTTGACCAGTCTTTTACTTGGCAAACAACTGTTGTAACAGAAATTATTGAAAACAGAGAACGCTATATTAAATTCAAAACTGGAAATAGTATTTACGAATTATTTAAAGTAGAAGATGAGCAGTAGACAATTTACATGGTGGCGTAGATTTGGCGGAGTAATGAAATTACCAAAGTCATATCTATATAATGGAGCTTCTGAATTATTACAGCGTATAGAGTTTGGTGAATATGAATTTAATCATTTAGGTAGAGAGATTTATTTAGAAGATAAAATATATGAAGCTAAATCCGATATCATTAAAAAGGAAAGTCCGTGGTTGAAGGGCGAAACTTTAGATGAGGCACTTGAATATGATCGCAAACAAACTAATAAACGTAAAGCTGTAATGATGAAAAAACACTTAGAGTTAGAACAGACATTATTGTGGAAGTTAGCAGAAGATCTTGCAAATGAATTCAAATTATCTAAAGAAAACGTGATAGAAATTATGGAAACATTTGATGGCACAACACGTGAACTTTATTTTAAATGCATGAGTATATCTATTAAAAAAGATATTGAACCATCTAAGATGCAGAGATTTTTTAAAGAGCAACCTAGACATATTTTAAAACCAAAGGAACGTAAATACTCTAAAATGTGGGCAGAATTAATTAAAGAACACAAATGGCAGAGATATTTAAACTGGGAAACAATTACAAAACCTAACATATAACACATATGAATTTATTCGATACGATTTTATATTATATTTTGATAGGCGTTTGTTTTAACGCGCTGTATGATTTTATAATTTCTAAACTAGAAAATGAATCATTGCGATTAAATATGAGAGAGCGAATAGTGGTTACATTAATTTGGCCAGTGTATATTACATTACTAATATTTAATTCTATTAAAAACCAAAACAAAGATGAGTAAAGAAGATAATAGTTACATAGTATTTGCAGAAGATTCAACTGCAATGATGCAAGAATCATTAATACAACAGAGTAATCCATTAACAAAGGAACGTGCTATTGAGTTTGCAGAAAGAATTAAAGATAGAGATAACCTATTCTGTGTTACCATTCTTAAAAGAGTTACTAAAGAAGAATTAAACTAAACCAAAACAAAGATGAGTAATTACGGATATTGTTGTATTAACACAACTTTGCAGAAATCAGATAAAGTTACTACTAATCGTAGTATGATTAAACGAACCTTTGCAGATAAAGGCATAGAGTACGCATCAGAACTTGCACTACTCAATGCAAAAGACTTAGTTAAGATTATTAATTGGAATAATCGTAATGGCATCAAGCTGTTCCGTATCAGTTCTGACATGTTTCCATGGATGAGCGAGTATGAATTGTCTGATCTTCCAGATTATAATAAGATAGCAAACATTCTTAAGGGCGCTGGTAAAATAGCAATGGATAACGGTCAACGTTTAACATTTCACCCTGGACCATTCGACGTTTTAGCATCGCTTACACAACGAGTAGTTGATAAATGTATCATTGATCTCAACAAACATGGTGAAATTATGGATTTACTTGGTTTACCAAGAGATCACTCTGCACCAATCAATATACATGTCAATACTACACAAGGTGGTAAAGACGAAGCAATGCAAAGATTTGTAGATAACTTTTATTTATTAGATGACAGCGTAAGTAAACGTCTTGTTGTAGAAAATGACGATAAGGAAAGTCAATACACTACTGAAGATCTACATACAGGTATATATGATAAAATAGGTATACCTATCACATTTGATTATCATCACCATTGGTGTCATCCTGGAGAATTAACACAGGAAGAAGCACTTAAACTGGCATCTACGACATGGCCTAATGGTATCAAACAACTAGTACATTTTTCTTCATGTCAACAAATCCATGAAAATTCTGAACAAACTAACAAGAGAGCACATTCAGATTACATATATGAATTCATAGAAGACTACGGATTAAATTTGGATATTGAATTAGAAGCTAAAGCAAAAGAATTAGCCCTTCAAAAATACGTGAAACAATATAAAATATATTAATATAACTAGTATAAAATAAAAATATTTATGAAAGGAATTTTAAACAGAATTAAAAAGTTTAGGAATATTCTTAATCAAAGACAACTTGGTATACAGAGTACACTCTTTTTAGTCTTTGCAATAACATCGTTCTTTTTGGACAATTCAAATAATTTTTGGATGTTTATTATATGTTCGATCTTATTTTCAGGACTACAAAGAATAGTTGACGAATTAGAAAGTAATAATAAAAAAAAGTAAATTATGAGTTTAAAAGTAGACGCGCTTAGAGCAAAGTACGTAGCGATGAGATTAGAAGCTGTCGCAACATTAGAAATTTATTCTAAAAATGCAGTAGGAATTGGTGAACACCCTCAGGTAATTGAAGAGATGGACAAATTAGTTAGAGTTGTCGCAGATGTCACTGGATATCTAGAAGCACTAGATGCTATATTTGTTACAACAGATGATGGAGCAATTGTAGGTGAAACAGGACCACTTAACGAGTAACATTCTTAACCAACTTAACCACTAAAATGGGATGAAGAAATTCATCCCATTTTTTTATGATATATAATTCATATGAAACATTTAAAAACATTTGGTGACTTTCTAGTTGAAGGAAGATCAGCATACGATGGATTAGCATCTAAACTTACTAAAGCAATATTTAACAAATGGGTTAAATCTTATAAAGGCGGGAACGATGCTATTAATTACGCAGATCAAATAGAAGAAAGAGGCTTAGAATTTGATATTGAAGCTACTATTCATATTGATAAAAAGTTTAAGGGATTTGAAGTTATTGATTCAACTGGGGCAGATGGTAGAGACGATGACGATGACGGTGATTTTCAAACACCATTTATTAATATAGATTTTGGAATAAATCCAGAGTGGATTCCTGGTGAATGGTCAGAAGTTTATTTTCATTTAGCAGATGTTGTCCGCCATGAAATGGAACACATTACACAAGACGGTATCGATCACGGTAATTATAGAAAGGGCAAACCTAATGAGGATGATAGTGAATTAAGAGCTTATATAAAAATGGGACTTTTACCAAAATCACAATATCTTATGTTACCTAAAGAAGTAGATGCTAATTTACAGGGACTTAGGTTTGAAGCTAAGAAAAGAAAGAAATCAATGATCGACACTGTTAACAAATATCTGGACACTCAAGAACAAGGCGGAACTATTAACGGTGAAGAACGAGAAATTGTGTTAGATTTATGGAGACGAAGAGCTGAAAAAATAGGAGGTATACCTAAATTTTAACATGAAGCATATTAAATTATTTGAAGAATTTACGGCCAATCAAGTTACGTGTGATAATTGTGGATGGTCTTGGGAAATAGAAGACGGTGGAGATGATGTGTTCCTTTGTCATAAATGCGAACATGATAATGACAATGTGATCGGAGAAGAATATGTTTTACAAGATTTAGAAAAGGAATTAGGAATTTCTTTGGATTTATGGGACAATGGAGAGTATTTAACCTTGAGTAGAATAGTAATATCTAAAGAGCATCGAGGTTCTGGAATAGGAACAGATGCAATGGCAAGGATTATAGACTTTGCAGATAAATATAGTAAAGATATAAGATTAACTCCATCTAAGGATTTCGGTGCAACTTCGGTTGCAAGATTACAAAAGTTCTATAAAGGATTTGATTTCGTAAAAAATAAGGATTATAAATATAAGGACACTATGGTTCGATACGCCAAATAATTATGAAATATATTAAAATATTCGAGGATTTTATTAAAGAGTCCGTTTCAGAAGATTCATACAATGATTACCCTAGCGCTGCTAAAAAAAATGCACAATTGGCTATTGATTGGAAAGAAAAGTACGGCAGAGACGAAGTTGAAGCTGGAACTGCAGTTGGCTGGGCAAGAGCACACCAATTAGCTAAAGGTGAAAACTTATCAGGTGATACTGTTAAAAGAATGGCATCATTCAATAGACATCGTAAAAATTCTACAATTGCTTCAGAATTCAAAGACACTCCATGGAAAGATAAAGGTTATGTGTCATGGTTAATTTGGGGTGGAGATGAAGGTGTTGATTGGGCATTAGAAAAATCAAAATCATTATCTGAATCATTATCAATGTTTGGTCAATTTTTAAATGAAAAGAAAAAGAGTAAACCCAAAACAGATAAACAAAAGATAAAAGATCTTACTAAGAAACAGAAGAAGTTGTCTGATAAAAACAAGGACATAGTAGATAAAATTAATAAATTGGGTAAAGATGATGAAAAAGATCCTACTGATAAATTACAAAGTTTATTATTAAAATCTCAATTGCAACAAACGGCAGCAGACGGTATGAAAGCCGCAGTTCAAAAACAACAGATAACATTAAAGTCTAAATTAAAAACAGTTAAAAAAAGAAGTAAAGTATAAATCAATATGAAATTTATAAAAGCATTTGAAAACTGGAACGATAAGCGAAAAGGTCCACATCCGTATGACAGAGGTTTAACTAAGAAAGAGGAAGAAGAAAAGGAAGATCAAATGAAGGATCAGGCTAAAATGGACAATGATGATCCTGATGCATATAAAGAAATGCCTGGAGATAAAGAAGCTAGGGAAAAAGGTGAAGTAAAAACATCTAAGCATGTAAAATCCTATCACGAATTATATGGAGATGAGACTGATGAATCATTAAGCGAAAGTGAAGATGGACCAATCGATGACGACAAAGTTGAGACCGCACTTAAAAAGAAAGAGAAAGAAACAGGTGTACCTTTAAAATTCTTAAGAACTATAATGAGAAGAGGTATGGCCGCTTGGAAAACTGGACACAGGCCGGGCACTGGAGTTCACCAATGGGGTTACGCGAGAGTTAATTCTTTTTTGACAAAACAAGAAGGTACATGGGGCGGAGCTGATAAAGATATTGCTAAAGAAGTCAGAGACGGTGGTCATGATTCAGATCTAAAGAGTTCATAATAAACAGCCAAATTATTTTACAGAATGGAATTAAAAAAGACGGCTTTTTATAAAGCTACACTGGAGTGGAGTGAAAAATTTAGAAAACTTTTACGATCCAGGCCATATAATTTTTGGCGAAGATATATGTTTGACGTGAATAGACATGTAGATAAAATCTATATGTTACATCTGCCGCATCATATTAATAGAATGGTGAATATTGAAAAAAATCTATCTTTAATAAGAACACCAACTGGAACTCTCTTAGATCATGTGACATTGTGGGCAGGTTTTTATAAGAAAACAAAATGGGATCATAAACTACATGAACCAGAATATTCATTAGAATATGCATGGAAATTACAACCCTCTCCCGAATTAGAAGAAAATCTAGGTAGATTACTATCTAAACATGAACGAGAAACCTTTAAAATAACATGTTCTTTGCCAGAAAGTAATATTGCTCTTGGACATTTAAGTATTCTACAAGATATTGTTGATAACAATCACGGACATGCACTGATATTGGAAGACGATATTAGAATCTGTGATGGTTTTTCTTTCCTAATAACACGTGCAATGAATGAGTTACCAGAAGATTGGGATATTTTGTATGTATCATACCAACCTGTTATGTATGATTTTAAAAGTGAACCATATTCTGAGGATCTAGTTAAAATACAAAGAGGCGTTTGGTGGATGTCAGGTGTATTTGTTAGTCAACGCGCTGCTAAAAAACTATTAAGCAATTTACCAGTCATTGGGCCTATAGATGTATGGATTAATTATCATTTTGATGATCTGAATGTATTTGGCACAAAGTATAATTATATTAGTCAAAACAAAACAATAGATTCTAATAATGAACACTCTTATCCTGTTGCTTTAAAAAATATGAAAATAAACAAGGATATATAATAAAAGATTATAAAAAAATAAATTATCATGGATAAGAAAATATTATCATTTGAAGAGTATGCAGCTAATAAGAAATTAGACACAACTGATGACGTAGAATTAACAGAAGTTGAAGAGACTGAAGACGAAGAAGTTGAAGAGACTGAAGACGAAGAAGTTGAAGAGACTGAAGACGAAGAAGTTGAAGAGACTGAAGACGAAGAAGTTGAAGAGACTGAAGATGAGGATTCTGACGAAGATGAGGATTCTGACGAAGATGAGAACGTAATAGAATCATGTTCTGAACAACTAAAGAAATGTTATGAGTCTGCTATCAAAGAAGCATGTACTTATGAAGGTGATGATTATCCTGATCATACATTGGAATCTTATTTAAAAGAAAATGCAACCTTAGTAGCTTCATTAGCGGCTGAAATGCTAGAACAAGCACATGCAGAACTTGAAAAAGATGATCTTACCGTTGAAACATATGAGAGTTTATTAAATTCCATGAAAGATTCTTACAATAAGAAAATAGAAGAATTAAAAGAAACTTGGAGTTCTAAGTAATGTAATTTGAGTATCATCGAATTAAACTTTTTAAAAGGTTCATGTATAATACATGGACCTTTTTTATTTAAGAGATATTATGCCTAGAATACCAGTAGATTTAATTTATATGCAAATGGCTTATCAAATAGCCAAACTATCATACGCCAAAAGACGTCGAGTGGGATGTGTTATCGTCAAAGATACGCAGATTATATCTACGGGCTATAATGGAACTCCATATAATTTCGACAATGATTGTGAAGAAATACAAACCAGATATGTTGACAATCCAGACCATATGTTAATACTAACAGAAAAGGGATATGATTGTGACAGAGGCTGCTGTTCTAAAGAAGTAACTAAACGTGAAGTATTACACGCAGAATCCAATGCATTGGCAAAAATCAGTAAGTCTACACTTTCATCTGAAGGTGCAGATCTTTATACTACTACGTGTCCATGTTTTGATTGTGCAAAGTTAATCATTCAATCAGGTATCAAGAGAGTTTATTTCTCTGAAGATTATAGAGATATGAGTGGTGTTGAATTATTAAAAAGTGCAGGAATCGAAGTAAAAGAAGTTATATGTTGGAACGCGGAATAGATGAAATTATAGATAGTGCACTGAACGGCAATTCGTTTGGTGAAGATTTTAAATTCCGAAAGGGACAACGAGAAATTATTACAAAGATATGTGAAACTTATTTAGAGGATCCTAAATCAACCTTAGTAATTGATGCACCAACAGGCGCCGGTAAATCACTGATTGCTATGTGGTCTGCTCATATACTAAAAGAATTAGGTAATAAGGGCTACATGGTAACTAGTGACCTGAGTCTTCAGGATCAATATGAGTCTGACTTCTATAAATATGGTTTGAGATGGCCATCAATTAAAGGTGTAGATAATTATGAATGTTCTGTTAATGGTTTACCTTTTTCTCTTGGAGATTGTAAACTTAAAGGTATGGGATATGAACAAGCTGAACAATTAGATTGTTATAGTACATGTGATTATTTACAAAACAGAAAAAGAGCAATCAATTACCCTATTTCATTATTGAATTATTCGTTTTGGTTAATTCAAAGAAATTATGTCGATGCTAAAATGAGACAAGACGATCGTACTGTTCCATTTGAACAGAGAAACTTTGTTTTCTTTGATGAAGCACATAGAATAGATGACATAGTACAGAGTCATTTTAGTCCTCGAATAGATCCAACCGTAGTTGATAAAATGGTAACTTTAAATAGATTCGCCAGTAAACAAGGGTTTCAAGAAGCTACGTATACTAAAAATAAAATACAACATCTTGTAAATCAAATGATGGTTGGAGGAAAGGCAGATGTTTTTTCTGCCATGGTAGAATTTGAAAGAATTTTGCATGGTTTTGGTAAAGTTAGGCAAGCTGCAAACAAAATAGCAAAAAAAAGATATGGAAGTGCAGGTGTTCCAAAAGATTGGCAAACTTCATTTGGACATTTCGATAGGCTCAAGGATATACATTGTAAATTTGAAGATTATTTACGTTTAATAAAAGAGGTCGGTGTTGATAAAATGGTATTGGATCAAAACGAATATGAAGCTAAATTCATGTGTGTCGAAGAAAGTCTAATGATCAATAAGTATTTACATGAAAAGGCAGACTTTAAAGTTTTTATGAGTGCAACAATAGGTGATCCAAAGGCTTTTGTTAAAATAATGGGAATTAAGAATGCTAAGTTCATTAGAATGGAGAACGCGTTCAATTATGACAAATCTCCTATAGTATTTGTTAATAGACATAAGCTTTCTTTCAGAGAAAGAGAAAAGAGCTTACCTAAAGTTGTAGAAATATTAGATCAGATTATAAGTAAACATAAAGGGCAGCGCGGAGTTATACACACTGGATCTTATGCATTTACTAATTTTATAAAACAAAACTCAAAACATACGTTTAGGCTCATGGATTATGAAAACTCCAAAGAGAAATCTGTAATGTTAGATTTGTTTAAAAAGAAAGAAGCTGCTGTATTGATGGGACCGTCGTTATTAGAAGGTTTAGATTTAAAGGATGATATAAGTAGATTTCAAATATTCTTTAAAGTTCCATACCCATCATTAGGTGATCCTTTAATTAAAGCTAAAATGCAAACGTCAAATGAATGGTATGATTGGAAAACGGGAATCAGTATTATGCAAGGTGTTGGAAGATCTGTAAGAAGTGAAAATGATTGGGCAGTGACATATGTGTTAGATGCGTGTTTCAGGAGTTTGATATATAAACCAGGATTCTTCCCTCCAAGTTTCACAGAGAGGGTCAAGACTATAAAATAAAATCTATTATTATGAAAAAACTACTTGCAATTATCTCATTAATTATGTTAGCTAGTTGTGGTACAATTAGATTAGGATTTAATTCACAACCTATTCCAGTATCTAATGTTAATGTACAACATCCTGTTAAAACATACACTACAAATTTTCAAACATTTAAGAATTTAAACCCTGAAGATCTTGGATTACATAGCACTGGTAATTGGGTACATTGTAGAACTCATGGTTTTCATGATTTAAACGATTGGACTGACTTTAGTTATTCACCTCGCTTTTGCAGACCTAGTCAAGGATTTACGCAAGCTGCTCAGTGGAATTGGAATTGGGGAGGAGCAAATCACTGGAACAATAGTTGGATGTGGAACCCTAGATATAGATTTGATTATTTTGGAAATAATTGGTCACCGTGGATGGGCAATGCTCACTATGGATATTATGGAAATTACGGGTATTATGGATATAACAACTGGAACTATGTACCTTATCGCTGGAGAAGATCTAACATGAACGGAAGAAGATCAAATTCATTTAGAACTGGAACATCAATAAGATCAACACGACCTGTTAGGGTTATTAGAAGCACTAACACAGTTGTACCTTCAAATACTAGACCAAGAACTATTAGAAGTAGCGAAACAAGAGTTATTAAACCAAGAAGAACTCAAACAATAATTCCACCAGTTAGAACAAACACTAGACCCGTTAGAACTAATACAAGACCAGTTAGAACAAACACTAGACCTGTTAGAACTAATACAATACCAGTTATTAGAAACAATAATACGCGACCTACATATAACAATAACACAAGATCTAATAATACTAGATCAACTGCGACTACTAGAAGATCTAATACTAAGAAAGATAACTAAAATAAATTAAATGGGATTTAACAAATTATGGCTTCCGGAAATAGAACGCCTAGAATTACAACTAAAAGAAATTGGAGAAATAGAATTTGGTAAACATTGGTTGAGGCGATTTCAAAAATCTGATGCTACTATAGGATCTAATGAGTCACATGCTTTTATTAAACCTTTTACAGATTTAGCGTATAAAGAAAGCAAACTAATATTTGTAAACGATGAATTGGCTACAGATATTAAAAAATAAAATAATGGGGAAACAACAAAATAGTAATTTTTATGTTTGGGTTAAATCCGAACGAGTTGGACAAATAGTAGAGGTTTCTGAAAATCAAACAGATTCTATGTTTTTGCAATTTACAGATGGAACTCAATGTAATTCACAATTACTAAGCGAGTTTTTACTTCCGGCTCCAAATGAAGATGCAGCTATACAAATAGCCAAAGATTTCGGAGGTATTACTACATTCAATACTGAAAATGCAACACCAGTGAGACCTCGTAGAGATGTTGAAACAGTAGACGCTACTCCAGTTAGACCACGTAGAGATCCAGAACCATCTGCTGAAATTAATGTAATGCAAGAGATGCTCAAAAAGATGAGCACTAAGAATAAAGCGGCTATGCCAGTTGAGATTAATATTCCTTCCAAAGAAATATATGCATTACTTAAAGATCAAATGGATATAACCAAAAAGGATTTAAATAATCAGATTTCGGCTCTTGTAGAAGATCAGATAGATAATTTAAGAGAACAACTAAAAGAACAAATAGAATCATTTATTAATAATTATTATAATGGAAGAACAAGCAACACAAAAGGTAGAAAGTCAGACTCAACAGAATCAGGAAATTCCTAATCGCAGAGAACGTAGACTTAGATTAAAACAACAAGGCATATTAAAATACCTTAGTAAGAAGAACTTCTTAGATCCTATTAGAGCCAATTTTCGTGCAGAAAATATTAAGAATGGTTTTAAGATTCAGGAAATTAGACGCAAGAAAATTGAAGCTGAACAAGAGGCTCTATTTGAAGCTAAGTTAGAAAGTATGAAAGAAACTTGGTATGATATAGGTTATAACTCAGAAGAAATGGGGTGGTTGGAAGAAGTTGCGGCGATCCACTTTGCAAAAGTTAAAGAAACTTATCGCGAAGACAAGAAAGAGGCAAAAGAATTAATCAAGAAAGCTAAAGCATCTTTAGCTGCTAGAACTATTTAATATATGTTAAGCATCGGTATAGAGCCAGCAGACAATGGCGTAATTAAAACATTAGTAGACGATAATGTAAACGGAGGTGGAGAAGAATTCGAATCTAGACATGTCTATGAATTTACCGGACCAATGATGAGATCTAATCAAGTTAAATTTATAAAGGATTTAGTATTTGATTTAGGCATGGATGTAGGAACAGAACTAGATCCAGATTTTTTACAGATATATGTCGGTTGGGGTAAACAGTACACTGGATCTGACAGTGAAATTAAAAATAAAATCCAAATTTTAGAAAAGGAAATCAAAAGACTTGGATCACTAATAAAATAATGGAATTAAAAGTAGAAGGAGTTTGGTGTAAAACAAGAACTGAGTTTGATAAATTATCGAAGAATGGTAATTATGATTTATCTCTGTCTTATTATGATATCTTTAATCGTTTAATTAAGAGCGACCCTGATAACATGGAACCATCCAACATTATTATTTCTATTTACATTAGAAAAACAATTCAAAAAGTATTAAGGGATCTTGAAGAAAAAGAAGACATCAAGATCCTTTATATGTTTAAATCCCTGAGCACAGAAACAGTTACTGGATTCAGAGAATTTATTAATACATTGGTTGATGAAGATTGTGAATTAGATCTATTGGTAGTTAACAGGTGTGACTTCCCTAAAACCGGCGTGTTGAGTAAATTTGACAATGTTAGGTTTTTAGACAATGATTAAACACAAAATCTTTACTAAGGGTGATCAGATACATGCCCTTATTTCTACTACACAACAACCCAATCTTTTAATTCCAGTTAGGGCAACTATATACGATGTCAAATTCGATGACATCAATCCACAATATCAAATTAGAATTAAAAAGTTTTATGATCCTGTTTATTTTTTAAAAAAGAATTTATTCGGTGGTAGGTTTATTAAAAACTTTGAAGGAAAAGATACTAGAATTAATTTAAAGAGGGCACTTTATCCAACAGTAGATGACATTGAAAATAATATATTTAATGGAGCTAAATGGAAACAATATCTAATATTAGTGGATTCTGTTTTTTGTACTCGCACTAGAGCTGAACAAGAATTACTATTTAACAATATCCAAACATTTCATATAGAAATGAAACTTAAGGAATTATATGAACTGGTTAATAGATCAGTTTATCGTAATGGACAATTCTATTGGCATACTAAAGGTGAATATATAAAATCTCTACAAAAATTCTTAGGAGATAAGTATCCAAATGATTCAAAATGGTCTGATAGTTTACTCTATAGACCTGATACTGATGAAATGGACAACGTAGAGTGGAATTAATATATTATCCTACCACATTACGTAGATATATATAAAAAACAAACTGCGTACACATGCCAGGAATTCAAGACGATGCAAATTTTATTTTTAAGAAGGTTTTAAATATAGCCGATGAAACTAGTGGAGTTGACGTTACTCATTATTTTTATGACGACGTTAAACAAGGAAAAGAAATTTCAACTACTCAGAAAAAAACAGGGGCATTAGATTCTGCTCCTAAGGAACCAACAGATACGGCAGGTACTGGGAAAACTACACTAAATACAGAAAATCTTTTTGGAGAAGCTACTGCAGGCGAGTCTATGTACCCTAACAAAGGTGTAGATTCTAGATCATATACAATAGGAGCAGTAACCAGCGGATCGGAGGGAACTAAAATTGAAAACAAAGGAGATACTGTAAATTTAGGTAAAGCTCCTAGATCATTATTCAATAACTGGGCTTTACATAAATATAGAAATAGACACGGTCAAACTTACGGAGATGATTCAAGTGAGACTACTGGAGCACACTATAATAAACCAGTAATGTCTGGTAATGATGTTAATAAAATTCTAAACCCTACTGCTAGAAATATTGTAGAATATGCTACAAAAACAGGTGGAGAATGTTTTTCTTATAGCTATAGTGATTTTATTCAGATGGAACACTATGGTCAAATATCTAATGATTATTTAATTACTCTTAGGAGATTTGCATACCCTATTGGAGATGATTTATTTTCACCTAAAATAAAAGGAGCTTCGGAGGTGATGGTAGATGCATCTGCGCCTGATTTGGCTAGAGCGGTAACATGGTTGTCGCCAGCGCTGGGTAATGATTTAAAGGAAATCTTAAAATTTAAAACTGGTTTTAAATGGACTGAAGCTAAATCGGAGATACAAGATGCGCAATCACAATCAAAAGATACTGGTTCAGTGGGTGCTGCTATCGCAAAAAGTCCTACTGGTTCCGCTATCGAATCCGGGTTAAATGGGTATACATCTGTTCAAGCTAAAAAACTTAGAAACGTAGGTAACGTAGATCATGCAAAATCTACATATCCCAATAAGGTTTTTGGGCCGCTCAATATAATAGATCAAGTATTAGCTAGAGATAAGGGTTTAAAATTTGAACAAGAATTTAAATTATCCTTTCATTACGATCTTAAATCATATCCAGGTACCAGTCCTAAGGTTGCATTTATGGACACGATGGCAAACATATTGTCATTGACTTATAATAATGCACCGTTTTGGGGAGGAGCAACTAGATTTAGTGGTTCTGGAAAAACAGGTAAACCTTTTGGTGATGCTAAATTGTTAGCAAAGGGTGATTATGCAGGTTATATAGGCTCTATCGCTGATACGTTGGCAGGAATGGGAGGTAATTTTATGGACCAACTTAAGAAAACTGCAAGTAATATTGGTAGTGGTGCCGGACTTAATAAAATATTAGGAGATTCTTCTATTCTTGAAAATATAGTTGGTGGTGGATTAATGAAATTATTGGGAGGACCAAGTGGTGGTGATGTTATTAAAGCATTTTTAACTGGTGATCCTACTGGCCAACATCATTTAACTGTAGGTAATCCAATGAATCCTATTATGGTTTGCGGAAACTTAGCATTACAAGATACAGAATTTGAATTTCAAGGACCTTTGAGTTTTGAAGGATTTCCAACTAAATTAAAAGTAGTTATAAGTTTAAAACCGGGTAGACCTAGAGATAAAACAGATATTGAATCTATGTTTAACGCTGGTAGAGGTAGAATATATTTACAACCAGAATGGGGTGAAGGTGAAGGTATAGATATAGATGCTATGTTTAACGTTGACGCATATGGTGGAAAAGCAGGAAAAAACATTACTAATGTACCTTACATGAGTAGAGTATCTGATATGTCTGTAGGATAAAATTATTAAAGATAATGGAATTTAAAATATTTAAGAATAAAAACTTAAGCAAAGATAAGGACAAATTATATTTGGCTCAACCTACTATGCTTTTTAAAAGCTTGGATCCAAGCGAATACTATATGATTGCTAAGCATACGGTGAAAGATGATGATATAGTTAGACCAGATAGGATTGCTGTAGAGCACTACGGGTCTACTGAAGGTTTAGATATTATTTTAAAATTTAATGGTGTTCAGGATCCGTTTTCTATTAACATAGGCGATACTCTTTGGATTCCAATAGATTCTATTCCTTATTTTAGATTAGATTCACCACAAATGTATGAGGAAAATCCAATTAAGAATCAGTTTATTCAAACAAAAAGATTGAGTAAAACAGATCAAAGAAGATTAGCGGCTCTTAAGAAAAAATATAACAAAGAAACTTTATTGCCACCTAATGTAATACCAGTTGGCAGAAAGAATTATGAATTTGACGGAACTAACGTTAGATTGGGTATGGGACCACAGACTGATGCTGTAGTTAATTCTATTTTAAAAGATATCGATAATTCAAGTTTTGATACAGACTCTAGTGATGACACAGAGGTTAGTCTAGTAATAGACACTTCAGATAATTCACAAACAAAGGATAGTGGAGCTGGTAGTGGAGCTGGAAAATCATATGAAGATAGCTTAAATGACAATAACGGTAAAGTTGATAGAGATAAGAACGGAACTGGTAGTGAAACCGGAGGAGGAAAAACAGACACTGCTGATGATTTAGGTGGAGACGAACCTGATGGAACTGCCCCTGGAAATAAAGATGACAACCCAACCAATAATCCAGATGCACCATGTGCTAAATAATAAATATGGAACTATCTAATAACATATTAGCAGTAGTAGAACCTGAAATCAGGCCAACTGAAATAAAAATTGACGCTTTAGCCGAAGAAGAAGGGCAAGAGGCCGAAATGAAACAAACTTCTGTAATAGCTACGTTGCAGCCAATGGTCTTAATTAATGGATATCAGTTTCAACCAGGTGACATAGAGTTTTTTGAATTAAACTTAACTCAAGTTTTACCAACATGTAGACTTTCTTTAAAGGACAGCGCCGGTAAATTTGCTGTAGGTAGTTATCCTAGAGATGGTGACTTTTTTACTATCTTAATTAATTCAAAAAACCAAGAAACATTCAAGTCAATTCACATGGACTTTGATATCAGTGAATGTAGTGCGCCTAAAGAAGGTAATATTGCATCTGCACAATTTGACATTGCTGGTTTTTGTAAAATACCTAGAATATACGCAGAGAGTTGTATAAGTCTAGATAGTGCTGGATCATTAGATCACATGGAAGAAATTGCAAGGGATTTAACACTTGGATTGGCTACAAACATAGATGCAACTGACGATTCACAATCTAGAATTATGGCTTATACTCCATACATTGATTTTATAAAATCAATTGTTAAAGAAAGTTATATTGGAGAAGAATCTTTTCAAAAATGGTGGATAGACAGTTACTATTACATGAACTATGTTGATGTGAACGCTTTATTTAATTCACCTAATCCACCAATTGAAGAATTTGCTGAATCATTAGCATCAGCTGCTGAGTCAATGACTCCTGATTCAGATTCAGATAAAAAAGCAGAAACAGGTAATGATATTGAGGTACCATTGTTATTAACTAATCATATCGCTTTTATGGGAAACAGCTCCTTTATTGAGGCTAGCGAAATTATTAATAATTCAAATACTATCAGTGCCACTGCAGGTTATGCAAGAGAAGTTACTATATATGATAATAATGGTGACGAGAAAAAACAAGAGTTTAGAATTGAGCCTCTGGGTGGAAATGATCTAAAGGAATTAGAGGAGCCAATGAGAGGTAACAGGAACGATACCCGACACTTGGATCAGATTAAATATAAATATATTGGAAGACAAGAGGCTGGTGAGGATGGCTTAGGGAATGTACATCCTAACGCAGCGTTTTCTCAGTTACATAATGTTCAAAATGAATTAGAAACTCAAAAGATGAAATTAATGGTAACTTTGAATTCATTTAATCCTTCATTATATAAGTATCAAAAGATTCCTGTATTGATGTACATTGTAGATAAGAAAGCTATTGAGCAAAACGAAAGAATAAAGGGTGATAAGAAAGAATTAGGTATGGATAAAGATGAGCCATTTGCATTAGCAGAAGATTCAGAAGATATCCAAGAAGCTGGTACTAGAAGCCCGAGCCAAGCATTAGATTCCTTTTTATCTGGATATTACTTAATAGAAGATATTGTGTATAGAACTGAAGATGGAGAAACTAAACAAACAGTAACTTTACTGAGAAGAGAATGGCCAACAAGAACTGAGAATTTAATAAATCCACCAGGTCTTGAAGATGCAACTGACGAAGAAAAAGCAGATAATGTGGCTGAAAATAGTCCTCCACCAGATAAGGTTTGAAAATAGAATATATAATACATGAGTGAATTTAAGCATATTAATGAATTTAGAAAAGCTACTTTATCAAGAAAGATCAGCGAAGATCCGACTTATTTGAGTTTCTTTTTTATGTTTGATTATGTAGACAGAGAACATAGTCCTTTGTTATCAGGTCCTGCAGAAGAATATTTGAAAAACTTCGTGGATACGCCTATGGACGGCACAACTAACTATGCATCAAAACTAGCTTCATTTATAAAGGTTCTCAAGAAGATCAACAAAGAAATGCCATGGTTTTGGCAAAAGATAACAGGATTAGAAGCTACTCAAACCTTTGGTACTATGGAAGAGCCATGGAGGGGTGCAGAAAAACCAAAGATAAGTATCGAGTGTTTAGAAGAAAATATAGAATTAACTGCATTGGGTTTAATGACACTCTATAAGAGTGCTGTTTATGATTATAATAGATTCATAGAAGTCTTACCAAAAAATCTAAGACATTTTAGAGTTTGGACGGTATTGTCTGAGGTTAGAACATTTCAACAAAATAAAGAAGCTAGGAACACAAATTCACGAGGAAAACAGATGTATGAAACTGAAGCAGATGAGCCTATTAGTATTATACCCAGAGCTGGCTCAGAAACTTCAACTACTCCGGCATATGGTAAGTTTGATGATACGTTAACCGGAAACTACACAGCAGAAGCAAAACCACACTTGATGATAGAATTAGGCCAATGTGAATGGCAACAGGATGAAATTGCGAGTATGTTTGCAGACTTTTCTAAAACACCAGAATTAAAGAAACCTAAAATTAGTTTTACGTATCAGACATGTCTGACTACTAGACAGAGATTTGGACCTAACATTGCAGTATTAGATGGTGGTTTATTAACACCGCGAACATCAGGTGACGATCTGTATCCTAATAATCCATTTGACCCATTGGCAATTGCACAAAATGCAATTAGCGATAAATTAAATGGCATTGCCGGTGGTTTAGTAAATAGATTTAATAATTTAAAAGATAGTTTACCAGGTCAGGGTAATAATCCAATGGGTAGAGTTTATCCTGATGGATTAACAGGTGCTGCTAAAATATTGGCAAATACTGCAATGGACAGATTAAAAGGTTTGTTATTAGGAAACATACACGGTGGTATAGGTTTATCAGATATTAATGCAGCGCTAGAAGCTGGTAGTATTAATGCTATTGCAAATTTAGCGGGTCAAGTTTTTAATCAACCTTCAAATAATTCAAATAGTGGCAAACCTGGTATTTCACCACAAACTATATATGAACCGGGAGTTGATAGTAGTCCAGACGATTATATAAACGAAAAGGTATATGATCCAATTGCAGATTTACCTGATAGTTATAATATTACACCTGGTAGAATTTATGAACCAGGAGTTGATAGTAGTTCAGATGATAATTTAAACGATAATGTACACTCATAATGGCTGATGAACTTTTTCAAGATAATTTAAGAGACACTCACTGGTTAGGAGAAGTTGTAATAAACGAAGATCCTTTACTTAATGGAAGATGTCGCGTGAAGGTTTATGGTAAATTCGATAAATTGACAGATGACGCTATTCCATGGGCAACTCCTATGAATAGAGATCAAGTTGGTGCACATGCAGTTCCTAGAGTTGGCGATATAGTTGCAGTTAGATTTGATAACGGAAATATTTACCACCCAGAATATTGGTTCCAGATAGATCAAAACACTGATTTAAAATCAGATATCTTGGAAGCAAGTGATGCACCGCAAGATGTCATAAGTTTAGTATACGACGCTGAAAGAAATGTTAGAATATATCATTCGCCTGAAGATGGCTTAGTTATCACCAGAGGTAGCGGTGCTAAAGAAAGACCAATGATACAAATAGACGAAGATGGATACATCAAGATAAGCACAGATGCGAAAATGTTCTTAGACTGTGGTGATATATTCGTTTCAAATGAAGGTGAACCAGGAGCAGATGAGACAGAACCTGCAGTAAGAGGTCAATCTTTACAAGATTGGCTACAGATGTGGTTAGATGACTATAACGCGCATATTCACCCAACGGGCGTTGGACCTAGTGGTCCTCCAATGCCACCAACTCCAGTTGTTGTTGGTAAATTATCAAGTACTCATATTAACTATCAACAAAAGAACAAATAATTATGCCTGCACTGTGGCCAACGTTCATACCGAATCTTGCATCTGATATTGCCGGTCAGGAATTTACAAAACCAGGCGGAGCACTTGTTTCATATGAATTACCTAAAGTCGGAACAGATCAAGTTCCTATTTTTCCTCCATCTGCAGATTTAATAAAATCCATTAAGCCAGGTAATCCATTAAATGCATCATTAACAACAGATCCTACTGCTATGATAAATGCTATTAATTTAGCGCCGTTAAGCGGAAGATATGATTTTGGTGTTCGTGTAGCAGAAAGATATTTGGAAGCTGTTAAAGGTCTAGCGATGACGCCATTTGGTGCTACACATACAAATAATCCAGCAGCAGAATTTATTTTAAAACAGGGTTATGGTTTAGTATTTGAAAGAATATTAAAGGAAGGTGATATTCCTTTATTAGATCAAAAAGATGAAGATGGCAACATAATAGAGATGGGTAAAGAATCACATCCAGACTATGCTGATTTTTGTCCAGATCCAGTTGAAGAACCAGATCCTATAGAAGAACAAAAGAAACTAGATAAAAAATTTAATAAGTTTCTTATAGAGTTTAAAGACGATCCAATAACTGACTTACATAAATTTAAATTTTTTGAATTTCACTGTTTAACTGGTGATGAATCTGAAAGTGATTTAATTAAACTAATCACTAACAGAATGATTCAACAGTTCGAGAAGATAACTAATGACGATAAAAAATGGGCTTACATTTTATGGGCAATAAGTTTAGGAAAGGACTATTATTCTGACTTGGGGCCAATTGAGCGACTACTGGGTGGTAATTATTTTACTAATATATTTCCATATGTCAATGTCAGTAGTCGTGCAAGAACAGACATTACTAATGCTGGTTACAATTATCAAACAATGACTGATGGAGTAAGTGCTTTGTTTCAATCTATTATTGAAGCATCATATCCTATATTTGATGACCAAAACGGATTGGAAAAAAGAGTAAGAAACGGACTAGTTAATCCACTTCAAAGACCATGGTTGGATGATGGAACAACCGAGTGTCCTTTAAATGAATATAAAATACAAGTTTCTTTTAATAGAGAACATAAACTACCAGATTATCCTAGTAAAAGGCCAAAGATATTAACAGACTCTATCGTGTCTCTTTTTTCATATGATAACAGGACGCTTACGCAAAAAACATTTAGTAACTACAGAAATCTTTCATTTGGGAATAAAATAACTTGGTGGAAAAAAGATGATAATTATACAGATACTTATTATGTGGAAAATGAATATGAGGCGAAATGGTCAAAAATACCAAATGCTATTAATTCTGCAAGAACGCCTGAAAATATAATTGCTATCAATCCATCTACATGTGGTACCGTTTTTAAATTTCAAAGACAACAAGTAATAGATGCCATAAAAACAGCAGAAGAGTGTGATGCAGCAGAAGTTGGTGCAGATATTGATTTTAGTTGGCCAGGCGGTGATCCATATGAAGAAATGGCAGAAATAACTATTGCATATTGGTATGCATGTCTTGTTAAACCTTTTGCACCATCTCCATCGGCGCTACCTGCATTAATTCCACCACCACTTACTGGTATTTACATTCCAATTTATTATGGTGGGAAAAAGAGATTGGCTGGAAATTTAAGAAAGGCATGGAATACTGGTAAGACATTTTCAATTATTCCTATTACTATGCCACCTGCAATTGCAGTTTCTACTGCGGTCGCGGCAGCGTATATGTTGCACTTATTAGAATTTAAATTATTGTACTTGGGTGGAATACCAACACCAGCAGGCCCAGTTCCTATGGTTGGTTTTGTACCTGTAGTATTCTAAAATAAAACAGGATATATAATATGTTACACTTTTAATATAAAAATAAATGAACAACGAAAAAAACAAGAGGATCAGAATCGGTGAGAACACGCCGAAGGAGACCAAAGTTGAAGAACTAGATGTAAAAGTCGAAAACTTAAAAGAAGATGAAGTTGTAGAAAACTTCTATAACGAAGAGGGGGAATTCATGTGGGATGAATTCGAAGCTACTTGCCCATCTAGAACTCGAAAACCAAATCCACATATCAAAACTCAAAATGGAGATAAAGTATATTCTCGAGAAGTATACGCTCAAGAGATGTATGATATGCTTACTGCACATGATGATAGTATTGGGCAACTAATCACTATTATTAATCCTGGAGAAATTCACGAGGGTAAGGTATATGCTATCAATTCTGAGTTTATCAGTGTAGATATTGGATATAGAGAATTAATTTATGTTAAATATGACAAAGAACCAGCTGACGTACAGTCTCTTAAACCTGGAGATGAAACTGCGGTTCTTATTACACAACCTAGTAAAAATTCGCACGTCTTAGGTTCTATTAGTGGTGGAGTAAAACACAAAGTGTTTATGGATCTTAGAGAAGCTGTAGAAACTGGAGGAACTGCATGGGTAGGAAATGTCACACATATGATTGAAAATGGTGGATACATGGTGAACGTTCAAGGAATTGATTGTTTTATGCCAGGTTCATTAGCAGGTATTAATAAACTACATGACTTTAGTTCTATTATTGGAACTGAAATGTATGTCGTTCCGGTGAGTTTCTCTCCAGACAGAGGTACATTAGTAGTTTCTCATAGAAAATATCTACAAGCACTGATACCTGGCGAAATAGACACACTAAAAGAAACACAAGGAGAAACACTAACTGGAAATGTTACTGGAACTGCTAAATATGGAGTATTTGTTGAGTTTAATAAATGTTTAACTGGAATGATTCATAATAATGATTTAGACGAGGAGACATTAGTTAAATTTAAAGCTAGAGAAATTAAGCCAGGTGATGAAATTTCATTTATGGTTAAAGATATAATCAGCAATTCAAAAATTACACTGACTCAGAAAGCAAACATAACTATCAACCCATGGACAGATATTATAAGTAGATATCAAATACCAAGTGTTGTCGAGGCTGTTGTTAGAACTAAAAAGGATTACGGCTTATTCGTTACAATCGAAGAAGGTGTGACTGGATTACTACATGTCAGTGAAGTCGGAGAGGATGTAATGAGCGTATTTAAATCAGGGGATCCAATCACGGTACAGATCAATAGGATTGATGTTGACTCGATGAAAGTCTTTTTGAAAATGCCTCAATAACTATTGCAACGAGAGTGTGATATATAATCAAACGATAATATCATAATCTTAATATGCAAAAATTAAATATAGATTCTTCGAGAGAATCAATTTTGAACGCGGCGCTCATGGGTGTTGAATTCGAATTCTATTCTAATCTCGGTCTAGAAGAAACCAAAAAATCTTTGGCGACTCTTCTAGACCGAAAGATTAGGTTAGAGGACAAAGCGCATTCAGATTTTGAACCATCAGCTGAAGAGTTTAAAATAGAACCTGATATGTCAGGTGGTAAAGGTCTAGTAGAACTAGTTACTGGTCCTATTCCATATAGGAATGCTAGAATCATGGTCATTAAGGTGTTGAAGTGGATATCTGAAAATGGCTATTCTAATGATAGAGCATCAATTCACATTAATTTAAGTTTTGATAAAAAACACCTAGAAGATAAAGATCTTATTTCAAAGATGAACGTTCTTAAGTTTATCTTGGATTTTGATGAAGCTCAAATTTACAAGCTTTTTCCTGATAGAGAAAAATCAGCTTATGCAAAAAGTGTAAAGTGGGTAATGCCAAAATGGGAAGCATTTCATTTTGATGCAAATCAAATAGCCTCAAATAATTTTAAATTTGCAGATACTAAGTACTATGGAATTAACTTTTCTAAAAAAGAAAAGAATTATTTAGAGTTTAGGTATTTGGGTGGTACTGATTACGAAAAGAAAACAGATAAAATTTTATATTTAACAGAGAATTTCCTAATGCAAATGTGGAGTTCATGTAGTGATCCAAGGTTTACTTCTAGTAATAAGATAGAACTACAGAGAATTCTTAATAAGAACAAGCCTGTTTCAGATATGCTTAAAGATTATACTAGCATAGCTAAAAATTGGCCAGATATAAAAATACTAGCGGATTTACAAGATAACCCAACTATTATAAAAGTACACTGGGACAGATTTAAGAATAGAGTGATGGAGCTTATAGTGAACGGTTCAATGGAATCTGGAACTATAAATTATGATTCTGATTACGGTGCAGTACAGGTTAAAGATGGTAAATTTCATACGGTTTATTTATTGGAAGATTTTGAGTTTATTGATTGTGAGCTTGCTGGTAATTTAACTAATTGTAGTTTTTATAACTGTAACATCAAAGGCTCCGCTGTCACGTGGGGTAGTTTATATCAGGGTACAACAGTTAAGGAATCTAAAGTAGAATCTTCATATACACACGGTAGTTGCGTATTGACTAATTGTTATGTTGCGGGTAGAGATACAATGTTTAAAGGCAAAATGATAGGCGGAATATTTAGAGAAGGTTTTATGAGCGATCATGCTAGATTTGAAGACACCGAAATCGTAGTAAGTAAAAAAATAAAAGAATAAAATGAGTGAAATTAGAAGCGGGTCTAACAGTGAATTGACATCAGGAAGATATTTCGATCCAAATTGTTTAAATACATTTTTAGATGAAATAGGGGATGATATTACTGGAGCTTGCATGGTTCCTATTAACTTACCACAAAAAGAAATAATTAATATTATTAAACGTGCTAAGAAATGGTTCTATAAGAAATACGAGTATTCTGTAAAAGAAAACTTATATCACATTCCAAATTCTGTATTTAGTACAGAGCATTTCAAAAAACACAGAGCTCTTACTTTGCCTGGCCCTAGTTTAGATGGCGGTGGAGGTGTATTCTCTGTTTATGGATTATATGACATATCTTCAGGATGGAATGGCAGTGGAGGCGGAATGGATGTAAGATTTCAAGACGGTTCAGATTTCTCTATGGAAAGAATGTTATTTAGAGGTATGTATGAAGGCTCAGGGATGGCCGAGGCTGCAGAAGAATTACAATATTATGTATTGAATGCTTCTATGGCAGATTTATCTAGACAGATCCTAGAGAACCCTATATCATATCACTACTCTAGTTTGACTGGAGAATTAAAATTTATGGGTGATACTCCAAAAGGAGATGTTATTTTAGAGATATACGAAACTATACCAGATTGTGCACTATATTCAGATGAAATATTCTTTAGATACGTAAGCGCAAAAATAAAACAATCTATTGGTGCTAAATTAGCTATCTTTAAATTTGCATTACCAGGAAACGTTGATTTTGATTATGATGCCATTAAATCTATGGGTGATGATGAGCTATCTGAAATAAATGAAGAGATCAAGGGTGATGAAGGTGTGGATTGGATGATGCATTCGTAAATAAAAGAAGATAAATAAACAAATGGAATTATATATAAAATATCTCAGTGATCCTAACTATGATCCAACACAGGTGCAAACCAATGGGGAAATAGAGATGTTAATCACGCAGATTCAGACAACTTTGTTTACAAATACTGGTGAGGTTATGGGGTCTGAGAACTTTGGGTGTAATTTAGAAGATCTTATATATGAATTTGGTTCAAGTGCACATAATATACGTCAAAGAATAATCGATCAGTTAAATCAATATTGTCCACTTGCGGATAAATATAATTTGGATGTGAATGTAGATTTTATGAAGGGTGAAGTGAGAGACATCGCATTTATAGATATAATGATAGATAGTAGATATGCTATAAAAATAAGCATGCAATAAAAAGTATACACAAATAATGGCAGAATTAAAATTTTTAAGTAAAATTAAAACTAGTGCGGAGGCTATTAGATCCGATGCTAGAACTTATATTTCTAGGGTCTATGGTAGAGCAAACACACTGTTTACATCTGCATCTCCGTTTGCACAGATAGTTAATGTTTTAGCTGAAATGATGGATCTTATAATGTTCTACATAGAAGATTCTGTTGTAGAGCAGAATATTTATACAGCACAGCAACCGGAATCTATATATGGTATGTCAAGATTAACAGGCCACGATGCTACTAGAGGTTTTGCATCTACTGGTGAGATTGAATTTAGGTGGAAACCAGGTGCAGATATGGTTAAAATAGCGGGTTCTACATTGAATATTGATGGTAGAGCTAAACTTAAATTTGACATTAATGGATTAACATATACTTTGTTAAATTCTGTCGATGCATTTAAATTAGAAAAAAGTAATTTTAATTCATTTAAATCTGCAATAATTCAAGGTGAATTTGAATCTCAAACTTTAACATCGTCGGGTGAGAAATTACAATCATTTAACGTTAATACAAGCGGGCTTACTGATCACAGTAAAGTCAGCATCAGTGTTAATGGAGAACTATGGACAAAACACCAATCTTTATATGATTTAGGTGCTAATGAAAAAGCATATTTAATTAAAACAGGAATTAGCGGTGGTTTAGATATTTATTTTGGAAACGAAAGTTTTGGAATGGTGCCACCTGAAGGTGCTACTATTGTTGTTGAGTATGTCAAACATGTTGGAATGTTAGGAAACTTAGATGACTCTCCTGATTTAACTATTAAATGGGATGCAAAAGGTAAAGATTCTGTTGGAGTAGAACATGATCTAAATGAATTTTTAGATGTTACAATTTCGTCATCGCCTAAAATGGGAGGTGATAGAGAAAATACTCAGTTTACTAAGATAATGACGCCAATGGCCAGTAAATCATTCGTCTTAGCAACTCCAGATAATTATGAATATTTCTTATCTAGATACAATATGTTTTCATATATAGATGCATATAATACAACAAATGATCAGTATTTAGATGATGATAATGTAATTTATATTTTTGCTGTTCCAGATATTAATAAGAAACTAGCTAAAAACCAAGATTATTTTAATATTCCACAAGAAGAAATGTTTTTTGATCAAGGCGAATATGATGCAATGCATAAAGTAATAGAGGACAGTGGACAACAAATGGTAACTACTGAAGTTGTTTTCGTGAAACCTCAAATTAGGAAATATAGCATGGATATTAATATTAGATATTTTGAAGGTTATACTAAAGAAGAAATTTACAATTCTGTTAGAGGTAAAGTTTCTGAATATTTATTAAATATTACTAGAAGAGATAAGTTGCCTAAATCGGATATCATCTATATATTAGAAGAGATACAAGGCATTGATGCTGTGAATATTAAGTTTATTTCGGAAACTGAAGAAACTGCTAGAAGACTTGGTTACTATGAATCTGTTAATGTTAGTGTAGTTCCACAGGAACCAGTAACACTAGAAACAGTTGGGAATGGAAAGCAAAAATACGTTTTCTTTAAGAAGATTGAAGATGTTAAAGTTGTGAAAATCGATGAAACATCTAGTATCCCCGAAGATATTAAAGGATTAGATCAATGGGGTGACATTATAATGGAGAAAGAAGAAGTTGCAGTATTTAGAGGTGGATGGGAAGATAGAGATGGAGATGTTATAGAGGACGACGTATTAATAAATACAGAAGCTGCTATTAGTATAAACTTTGAAGCACAACCGGTTCCTAAAACTATTTACACTAGAGTACAGGCCGGAAATAGAAGAGCACTTAAATAATGGGATTATTCACAAACTTACTTGGCTATAAAGTAGCAAAGCGATATGATTTTTCAAAAACTAGGAAAGACGAAAGGCTTAATTCTGGTTTTAATTATCAGGATTTGGAACCAGGTGGATTTTTAGGAAGATCATTGTCTGGTCATATTCAGAGAAATCAAACAATACAACATTTCTTAATATTTCTTGATGACGCAATCAGAAATTTACTGAAAGGTGTAAGACATCTTAAAAATTATAAAAATTATACCGTCAAAGAAGACGATAAACAAACTAGATAATGTACGATAATTTAAGATTTTTTAGAGGGTTAGAATACGATTTAAATTTCGAGAAAGATGTTCTTGATGTTTGGAAAGGTACTGTGCATTTACCTGAAGTTTCTGAAGGGCTTTATGAAACTGTTAATCTTTTTATATTAGAGGAATCAATTTTTAAAGGAGATCCTAATATAAACTTTCCAATAGCGGAAGGCTCAGGTAATGAGAGTTTCGTATTTGAGTGGGAAGAGAATAACAGCAGAAACAGTAAATCTATTATATTATATGACATAGATCACACTGGAAATATACCTACTATCAAAGAAGTAAAATCGCGTTCAGTTGATTTATTAAATATTACACATGTTGATTCTGTAATTGACGGAGTTAAACACGTAAACATACAAGATAATACTGCTATACAACTTAACATAACTCTTAATTCTAAAATACCGGGTTCACACGCTAGAGATTTAAATTTATACCATGTAGCAGACAGTGTTAAAACATTAGTTGCCACTATAGAAATATATGGAGAGGTAGTTGCAGAAGACGAAAGACTTAAGTTTTTATTACAGAATTTCGGCGCTACTTTATCTGAATCTGATTTTATGTTATTTAAAGATCATGATATTAGTGAAATGTCACCTGATCATATTCTATTAAATAGAAAAAGAAAAGAACTTCTCTTAGAGTTACATAACATTAAACCATTTATTGGAACGTATAAAGCCATATTGAATGCAATAGATTTCTTTGGTTACGATAAACTTACCCTAAAAGAATACTGGTTAAACATTGATAACAGTGTTAAGAATTTTGGTAAATTATTTGCAATTCCAGTTCCACATTCTTCAGTTAGAGGTGAAAACACTAGAAAGAAACTAGCATTTAAACTACCTTCTAGTACTATGAAGAAAACTAGTAAGTTTAGTTTAGTATACAGATTGAATGAACCTAATGGAACGTTTGATCAATGGGATATACCTAATGTAACTGAATCGTTTGATTATACACCGGAAGAAGTTTTAATTAAATTATATGGATTAAAGGCTAAGTTACAAAAAGAGTACCTGCCATTACAATCCAGAATTATAGATATTACCGCTGAAGGCGATTATTTTACACAAAGAAACATAAATATATGGAACGTTCAAAATGGCATAGACTTTTTTAGTGAAGGTCATACTATTAAATTTGGGACTGTTCCTAATGATAGACAGCTTTACATTGAAGATCTTTCAATGGTACTAAAGTCTATGATGGATCAAAATGACGATGCTAGTAATTACACAACATTCTTAAATTTAGGAATAGGTAATGAAGACACATTGACTACTATACAAAGAACTGAACTAAAATCTATTTTTAATAAATTTTATGAAACGTATCATGATAGGGAATTACATTCATATAATCAGAATATTCCAATTGGTTGCCCAGTTTTATTAGACGGTACGGAGTCATTTGACGATATATGGGACGAGGCTAAATTTACATGGGAAGACGCACATGATCCTAACTCTAATCTTTTGATTACATGGAACGATTGGTGGAAAGTATGGGTTTATGAAATAGAATGGGTAGTTACTAACAAAGATGGGAGCTATGATCAGACATACAGAGGTGCGATTGATGACTACTTGATATTACCACTGATATTACCATACGAAGGCTTATATGACGTAGAGATGAGAACATATGATCTATTTGGACACAGGTCACACTATAGGACAAAGGATATTATTGACGTTAAATTAAAACAATTAGAATTATACGGCATGTATAAGTGGTTGGGTGATTTATCATGGTCAAGTAAAAAACTTTCATGGGACAAATCAGGTGGATATTGGGATTCTCCTCAGGATAATAAAACTGAAATAGATGATGCTATAGCAACTCTATACCTAACAATGGACAGGGCAAATTATATTCATTTTGAAGAAGATCAAGGTATTAGATTTTCTACGGTTAGAAGATACTTAGATATTTATTCTGAAACTGCATATAGCGAAACTACTGGACCATATGTTTGGGATGAATCAACATTTAAATGGACTGACAGTGAGCATTTAGCATGGGATTATATGAGAGTAGGGCCAGATTTGGCATCTAGTTTTAAAATAAATGACATTGAGCAATATGATACATTGGTTATAACTTATAAAGATCCTATTACGAAAGTTATTTCTATAGGTGAACATAAAATTCTCAATATGACGCCAACAACCATTAATGATATCAATGGTTGGACTCAAATAATGGATGAGTTAAACTCAAGTTTAGATCCTATTATTAGTAAATTTAATTTTAATGCTGTATTTGAAGATTCAGATGACAATGACATTAGCGATATATTTAAATTCATATTAGCAGTTGGCTGGGAATATTCAAAAACATATGATTTTGAAGAGGTAACTATTACAAAGATTAATCCAGCGTCTAATTCTAATATTAGTGGAGAAGTACATGTACAACATTTTAACCCAACATGGGATGATACTGTGATATTTAGTGATTATGCAGAAGTAGAAAGATCAACACACGTTACAATTTCTACAGATATTTCTAAGTTCCCTGGTAGTAAAAATGCCAAATGGACCATCACTAATATAACTAACCCAAAAATCACTGATATATACTATAATAATATGTGGCTTACGTACATTTTTAAAGAACCTGGATACTATTCAATTCAATTAGAAGCGGAAGACACTAATGGCAATAAAAACCTTGTAAAAAGGAACATGTTAAAAGTAAAATAATAAAACAAATAAAATGGCAAACATTACTGAAATTTTAGGAACTGACTCAGTTTCTTCATCGAGACCAATCATTAATAGTAACTTTGAGTTATTAAATGATGAACTGGCATCGGTTACTGCATTACTAAACCCAACAACACTGACATTGAGTGGAATTGCTAGCATTACTACTGCTTCTTTAGTAGTTGCGGTCGCTGGCACAAACTTATTCTTAGTAAATAGTTTAGGAGCAACAATGAACACGCCTGCTACATTTAGCGGTTCTTTAACAATTGGAGAATCATTATTGAAAAGCGGAGTTTTAGGTTCGGCTGCAGTACCAACAACACAAGTTACACCAACTTCTGTCACCGCTACTACATATTTTGTAAATGCAAATTTCACTCTACCTGAAGCAACTGATGGACAAGAGGTTACTGTTATCAATGTCGACGGGGATGCTAAATCAATATTAGCTGCAGTCAACGTAACACTTGCAGATACTTCTGTAGCGTTAAATGGTACAGGTTCTACAGTGACACTGAGATGTTTTAACAACACATGGTATGTTATATCGTCTCACAAAGTAACAATAGTATAAAAATAAACTTAAAGAATAGATGGCAACTCCTCTAGTTAGAATACCGCAGCCAATGGGCGGCACAATGTATGCTTTCGCATCTTCAGCGAGAGATATGACTAGGGCCTTTAACAGTTCAGATTTAAATTTTGAGTTTAGTAAATATGCTTTATTAGATCTTCCAGATTTTACTGATTCAGTTAACGGCTCTAACACAATAGATTTCGAAACAACTCTTAAGCAACCCTCGGGACAATCATATGTCGCTGGAATGCCTAATGTTGATTTCGCTCAAACATTTCAGAATTATGCCCTAAACCTAGAAGAGCTTCTATTAAAGGACGATGACTATGATCCAATTATTTTACAGTCGGATGCTGAAAAGATATTTTTTAAATGGATGTCTTCATTAGGTGCTGTAGATTTTATAGCTGCAGATTCTAATCAAACACTTGTTGGTAATTATACTGAAAAGGTTAACGGTACTTTAGCGAGTGAGAATTATGATAGAATTGTAAAGTACTTAGGAACTATTGATGTAGAAAATGATGTGGCATACCAAGGTAATGCATACCATGAAGTTTATATTAATGTACCAACTTCTGTTGGATACACACCTACTATTTTATTTAAACCAACAAACTATAATACAACAGCAACCAAATTATATGCTTCTGATTATATAGAGGGCAGAGAGGGTCAAACACACCCTGACCCGAACATTAATATTGATGCAGTTGTTGATGATTATACGGTAAGCAGTGGAGCATTTTACGATATACAAACTAATGCAACAAACAGTGTTGGAATTCAATTTGATTCTAGCGCATATGAAGAAATTAATAATAGCACTGATGTTAAATCTCTTTTAGATTTTGCTAAAAAAGGTCAAAAGTTTAGTTTTAACGCAGTTCTTGTTTACTATGATATTTATAGTGAATCAGTCTCTGCAAACAGAGCGACTAACTTATACGGTATCTTGATATTAGATGATATTCAAGATGCATATGGTCCAGGTTCTAAAATTAATGAACAATCAAAGTTTAAGCCAAATGAAGTAACAGGTTTAAATGGTAATGCATTCTCGTTAAAATTAAATTTAAAATTTAATTCATCACTTGATAATGTAGGTGTAGAAACATCAATTAATGATTTTACTACATTTTCTATGGATTTATTCATGGACACTACTACTGCATTAGAAAACGCAACAGAATTATTATTACAAGCAAATAATAGATACTCTAAAATTGTAGATAGATTAGATGCCATAGAAACTCTAACATCTTCTAGTGACAATACTGCAAACATTTTAAATAGATTATTTGCTTTAGAAGAAGATTTTCAAAACGCATCTGTTCAGTTGGCCGATTCTAACTCTTTATTAGAGTTAATTACAAAGGCGCATAATAAGATCAATAATTTAATTGATGGAACCATTCCTGTAGAATTACAATATAACACAGATGTTTTATTTGCAGGTAAAGGTACAGAAGTTGACAAATCTATTCCTAATAAAATAAAAATTAACAGTACGGTAGACGGATATAAGTTAAACACACCATATCTTTGGAATATGGCTGCAAAAGCAATTGCGACGCAGTTATCTACTGATGTGCAGTTTGATTCAGGTGTCGCTGGAAACGGATCATCTAAATTCGCAGTTTGGACTAGACTTGAAATATTCACAAATAGATTAAGTCTTAAAGGATTAATCTCTTCTGATCCTGAAAGTAATCTTAATATATACATTGACGACAGTTTAGTTGCTTGGAAAAGTGGACAGACTTTTAAAATTACATTTGATCCAATCAATATGTCTGGCAATAATATTAAAATATGGACAGGAGCAACAACAGGCTTTAATCAATTAATAGCAGATATTGATTCAACACAATTAATAACAAATAAACCATATATTGAAGTAGTGTGTATTGATTCCACTAACTATCAATTTGAAGCAGATATTTTAAGATAATATGAATACTAACAACTCTATTTCTAATTCGCTCAAGAAACTACTTGAAATTAACTCTAACTCTTTAAGAACGTTTGAGAGAATTAATGAGGCGATAACCACAGATCAAAAAGATGTACCACTTGAGTTACTAACTGAAGATGGAACTAAAACTGTTTATGTACCTTCATTTGGTTACATGAAAAGAGAATTAGAGAGATTAGACGTTAACTTAAAATCTTTAGCAGGATTGGGTAAAGGTAATACTAGGATTAAGTTACCAGATGGTACATATCAGAGTATTATTACTACTAGATTAAAAACACCAGCTAATGATATTACTAGTTTTTCTAGACCAGTAAATTTTTCAACTAAATCAAATTATTTCTTTGAGGATTTCTTAAACCCTATATTGACGACATCATTTAATGTGGGTGGTCAAATTCCAAATAACACAGAAAGAATTTTAGTCAAAAGAATTTTATTAGATTCAAGTAACGCAGTTACTGTTGATTATTTTAATGCTAATTTTAAAAACAAAGAAGGACTAGATTATTCTACTGTAATTAGAGATATTGCAAACAATAATTTAACATATACATTAGACGAAGATACTCGTGATTTACCATATAAAACAGTACAATTCTCTGGTAAGTTTGACGTATTAAAAATCAGCAACTCAAAAAGAGAAGTGCTTGTTAATTCAAGTAGCGGATCAGGAGCTGGAGCTGGAGCATTAGTTAAAAGAGCTATAAAATTATATACACTTGATTCGTTAACATATAACGATTCTAATAAAGATTTAAAAAACACAGAGTTATTAAAAGTAGGTGATGAATTAATGGTCCAAAGCGGAGCAAGAAACACCAGGTATAAAATAACAAGAATTGATGGTTCAACTAATCAAGTAGAATTATTAATAATTGAAGGATATGAATCAATTAAAATAGGTGCCAATCTACTTGGAATTTATAAGAATGACAATAATGATTTAACGGTTAATGTTAATGTAGGATTTAATGAAAGAGTTTTAATATTTGTTAAAGCGATCGATCCTGATTCTAAAATGTTAGCTGAATCATGGTCACCTGGAATTGGATTGTACACTAATGAATTAACACTAATTCAAGTCGATGGTTCAAATATACGATTAGACGATTACTATAAGGAAGAGGTTTCTGATTTTGGAAAATATATCAGTGCTCTTAAAGAGGACTCTATTCCTCCTGCTACTTTAGGTATCACACCTGATGCTCCGGCATTGGAACTTAACAACTTTAAGGTAGTACAAATTAACTCTCACCTGACGGCTAACGATACTTCTGATAAGATTAAGAAATTATCAGCTGATAAAATTAATGTTGAAGAGAAGATTAAAAAATTAGATGAGACTATAGTTAAAAAGAGGTCAGAGATTTCTACTAAGAAATATGAATCTAATATCCAGAAAGATAAAGATAGAAATGCTCTAAATGCTCTTATTACAGAGAGAACTAGTGAAACTAGTCTATATAATAGTATTGTAAATCAAATTCAATCTCTAGCATCTGGTAATAGTGCAACTAAAGTTTCTCCTAAATATAGAGTTAGAGGTTTTTGGGAAGTACCAAGCCCTAAAAAAGTTGCCGACACGGTTGATCAAAATATTGTAAAATTTGTTGTACAATATAGATATTTGTCAACTAGTGGAAAGGCAAGCGAAGTTACTCAACTTCCATTCACAGAAGGTACTAGACAGAAAACTGCGGTATTTTCTAATTGGAATGAAATACAAACTAAGGTCAGAGACAGATATAGAAACGCCTCTACTAGAAAGTTTGAATGGAAAGATAGTTTAGTTGAAGATGCACAGGCTGTAAACTTTAATCAGTTGGATATTTCTATCAATGAAGGAGAATTAATTGAAATTAGAGCTAAGTCTGTTTCTGAAGCAGGTTATCCTGCAAACCCAATATATTCTGATTGGTCAGAAGCAATCACTATTGATTTTCCAATAGCTGAAATAGACACAACTAATGTTGATGTGCTTATAATGACAAATGCTGCGGAAACAGCATCAGTTAAAATTTCACAGGAACTTACTTCTAAAGGAGTATTTTCACACATTAATGATTCATTTAGTGCCAATGAAAAGTATTATGCACACAGTGCAACTAGTATTGCTTCTGGATTTCTATCAGCTGAGCAAAAACCAATATCGGTTTATGATAAGATTGCAGAATTAGAAGCACAAATCGCGGGACTTAAAGACACTGTTGAAGTTGAAATAGGCGAGTTGATAGTTAAAATAATGGATGAAGACGGTACAGTAACTGTCATCAATAACGATACTAAAAATGAAATATTTGCAGGTTACTATACTGATGAGGTTGCAAGTTTAACTATTAAGAAGGGCCATATTGTCACAAAGACATTTAAACTTCTTTTGGAAAATACTAAAGCTACTAAATTAGAACTAGTTTCTAGATTAATAGGTGATAGAAATTTACCGGCATATAGATCAACTTCTACAATATCTACAATATCCTCTAATGGATTTGGTGTAAAATTAAATGACAGTGGAAATACTGACGTAGACAATAAGGTTAGTTCTGATAATTATTATACATCTGAAGGTAAATATGATTTAGTGCCTATTCAATACCAAAATATTGATAATACATCTATATCGTCATATGACTTATTGGCAGAGGCGCCATATCAATCAGCACAAAGACGTGGTCAATTTGTATATTCTAGATTTATGGATATAGCAAATCAAAACCCGCTATACACTACTGAATCACTATTGGACACAACTGGTGGCGGTAACAGTTTTATTAATTACGAATACAGTTTAAATTACGCGGATTTTCAAGGAACAGATTCTGTAACCCTAGAGAGTGTCACTGGTGATGGAGATTCAGTTGATTTTATATGGACTGGAACATTCGGCAGATCAAGCCTTGGAGTTTCGGCTAATGCCGACATATCTAGTGACTTTAGTTCGTCTAAAGTTGACGTATGTAGTATTGGTACTATAGGAGCTGCAAATTATAATAATGGTTTGTTTCTTCATAAGGACCACCCAGATTTAGAAAATCTATATCAGGATTTACAAGATAACGGCTCGTCCAATAATGCAAATGTAACTGTTGCTGAACAACAAACCAATATTCAAACCTTAGTAAATAACGCTCTATATACTATGCCAATACCATCTACGTATGCTACTGGAACTTCATATGTATATAGTGGTTTAGCAATAGGTTCTTCATTCTCACCTTCTGCTGTAAACGCTAATAAGGCAACCAAACAATTAGCGTTTCAGAAAACTTCAAATTTAATTACTGAAGGAGATAGAACCTTCAAAATGTCATTCGACGCAAATGATCAATATCTTTTAGGTGGAAGATCATGTGGTGCGTTCTTATTCTTATCGCCTATTAATTTAAATACATTAAAAGTCGGGGGTGATACACGTCAAAGTAGAAAAAATATAAAAAAGAAAGTTGGTAATTTAGATAGCTCTAGTGCACTTTCAGTAGATATTGTTTTCCAGTACAGGATGACAGATTACTTTGGAAATGATTCCGATTCTGATATAGGTAGAGTTGGGGGACAAGCTAAATTAAGATTTCCTAATTTAACATATACCAAGAAGATAGGATTAGACATTTTTGATAAGTATGACCAACAATTCTCATTTGATTTAGAGGTATTTGCTAAATACAGCCCAAGAGGTAAAAACTTAAACTCTATCAGAGCTGCAAAATTGACTAGATTCGGTAACTAATTAAATCTTGATATATATAAAACAGATAATAGAACTGTCTATATAAAAAGATTTAAATAAATGGCCGTAACATCGATTTTACTTAAAACCAACGGAGAGACAACGAGCGCACTATCATGCTCAAACACTTCTGTTGGTACACGCACATTAGATTATGATGATGCAAATCCAATCACTATTGGTGTAACGATATTATATGAAACGTTTGACACTGTTCATTTTATAGGCGGAGACCTATGGTACGTACTGGATAGTGGAACAAAAACATATCAAATAAATAATAGCGGTGTGGTGATTGACATATCATCATGTTTGCCACCGACTGCAACGCCAGTTCCGACTGCAACGCCAGTTCCGACTGCAACGCCAGTTCCGACTGCAACGCCAGTTCCGACTGCAACGCCAGGTCCGACTGCAACACCAGATATATTGGCTCCAATAATATTGATTACAGGGCAAAATCCTTATCAAATTGAAGTCTCCTCTACATATAATGATGCCGGCGCTACTGCTGATGGTGGAGAAACAGTTACTTCTACTGGAACTGTTGATACCTCAACAGTTGGAGTGTATACTATTACTTACTCAGCTACTGATGCTGCTAATAATACAGGAACTGCTAATAGAACAGTGAATGTAGTTGACACTACTATTCCAGTAATTACCTTATCAGGTGCTAATCCCCTAAACATTAATGTTAATAGTGCATATGTTGATCCTGGATATACTGCAACTGATAACTATGACGGTGATATTACAAGCACCGTAAGCATTAGTGGAGACACAGTAGATGTCAGTACAGTGGGTGTATACACAATTACTTACAATGTAACTGATGCAGCAACAAATCCAGCTGTTCCAAAAACTAGAACTGTAAATGTAAACGACACTTCAGCTCCAGTTCCAGACGACGCAACATATGATGTTGCATGGAATAGTTTTAAAAACATCATGTTAACTGCAACTGATAATGTAGACTTAAGCGGGGATTTAACATATACTATAGAAACTAATCCCAGTAAAGGTACTTTATCTACGCTCAGTGGTAATACAATTACATACACACATACTGACACTGTATACGGCTCGGATTCTTTTACTTTTAAAGCTACAGATTCAGAAAACAACGTTTCAAACATTGGTACTATTACATTAAATCCATTAAACAGTGCACCTGTAATAACTGGACCCAATATAGTTACTTTATTGCAAACAGAAATAGCAAGCTTTTCTATTGGAATCTCTGATAGCGATAGCGATGCTGTAAATATTGTAGAAATAACTGCAGTTGCAAATGGTACGATATCTACAACGACGACTACATCAGGGTTAGAGGTAACATATACACCTAATGTTGGACATTCTGGCGGTGATCAATGGATTATCAAAGGAGAAGATTCTAAAGGTGAAAGCTCAAACACATTAACGATTAATTTTGCTATTGAAGCGGTTCCTTATTTCGAAATGAATGCAGGCTCTTATGGAAGTGACGAAAGTGAATTATGTCTTGCAGATACACCCTTTATATTATATGGTAAAACTTTACAGGCTAACAATGCAGTAGGCTTGGCGGTTGGAAATACATTATATCAAGATAATAATTTGACGAATCCATTAACATGGACCGGAAGCGGGGATAATTCATTCCCTGTTTCAGATACAAGTGGAAAGCGTATACTTACTATTGATACCAATGGTTTAATCACAGCAATAGCTGATTCATGTGGGGACGATGTTGATTCAACATCAACTGACGTCAAATATGCAACAAATGCCATAGCATTTTGCGAAGGAGATACAGAGAACACTAGTGTATGGTATAACGGAACAGCCGAACAAACACTAGCAGAACTGGTTGCTGCAGGAATACCTCTTTTTATCGACAAGTATTCTTCTGATTTATACACCCTAACAGAAGGCGCCACATTGCAAGGTGTTATAGATAGTGGAATTTATAGTGGAATTAACGAAAATATTCGATATTATAAGAGATCTACTGTAAACAATTGGGGTGCAACTGGTGATGTTGTAGATCCATATTTATGGAAATGTGAAGAACCAGTGGTTAATACGGTTCATGAATTAACATCAATATACAAATCAAATTTAACCGATCCTGGTATAAATGAATTTTGTCAAGCGACACAGTCGGTTGTAAGTTTGTTTTATGTTTTACCAGAAGGTGTTAATCCATATACTAATCTTATATCATTAGCTCAATCTAACACGTTAGTTTATATGTCATATGACGGTGCACTAGGTGAAGATCCAATTGATTTATTTGAATCTAATGTATTTTCAACCACCAGCAACACTGACGTGAATACTGAGTATTTAATTTGGGAAAATACTGGAGACGGTATAAATTTAAAATGGTTAGGATATGATAATAACGGGCTCGTTGCTTTTGGTAATCAAATCACGGTAACTGGTAAATGTTCGAGTTACGAAAAACCAGCATTAACTTCAGTCTCAAGGAGTAATATTGATGGAACTGAATTTTCTAACAACTCAGTATTCTATGCATTTTATTCATGCGATCCTGAAATAGAAGGTCCGGAATTAGGTAATGAAACAGAAACATTATTTTGGCCAATATATGTCATAGACAGCTTACACCTGGATTCTTCTGGAGATACAGGTAGTTATATAAAAGATTTTATAGATACTTTATCATTCGACAATGTGATAAAGACCAGTGACTTTGGAAGTTGTTTAGAGTACGCGTTTAAAATAGTAGCAGAAGATTTAGACGATGCTATTTCAATATTAAATAAAGACTTTGAGCTTACTTCAAAACAAAGGACAGTGGTTTCAAGTGGCACAAGAATAGGTTTAGGTAGTGAAAGCACAGTAAATGTTTATGAAAATTCAGAATCAAGTGAGTGTGTTTCAGGTGTTACGTCTAATATTTTAAATACGTACACATTCCCAATAGTTCCTAACTATGACAATATTAACGCTAGACCTAACTTTAATACTCAAACAAATTATAAATTAGATCACGTAGCTAAGCCTTTGGTGAGAACCAATCCTAAACTTTCAGGTAATATAAAAATAGTAACTGATTCAAATGATACGGTTTATTTAGAAAGTATTAGTGCAAATGCAGAACTATCTTCTATAAAATATAAAAAGTATCCTATTAATCCAAATGGTTTTTATTCAACTGATGTTGCAAAATTCTTTAAATCAACAAGTACACCTTCTGATTTAATTTATTTAACCAAAAGAGCTAATTCTGATTTAACGATCTTAAATTCATATGACAAACAAATAGAAGAAGAGTATCAATATGGTACCACTTATAATTATTCAAAAAATTATACAGAGGGTTATAGAATGTTTGCACCTATATGGGCAGATAATAACATGCCAAGTAATTTTGTTATATTTAGAGTTAAAAATCCAACAGATGCTGATTCAACAAACACGTCTAATTTTGATAGAATTGATGACATGCTCAGTAATGCAGAGATAATTAAAACGTTTGATTTATCTAAATCTTCTAATTTAGGTAAGTATATTAGATCACATGTACAACAAGAGACATTCCCTAAATCGCCTATTACAGTTTCATTTGATAAAGGCGAGACGACTAATTACAATGGTATTGATATTAAATCTGGTGAAATTACAAGTAAAGGTGAATACATTTTTAAGGATTTCGTCGAGACTGACAAGCCCTTAATTGAAGCCAATGATTTTATCACTGATGGTTTTAGAAGAAATGACATGCTATGTGCAAATCTATTAAACTTAGAATTTTTATTCGATGACGCGGATGCTGCCGATTATGAGGTAAACAGATATTTTGGACTATATGTTGATGCTATAGATTCTGGTAATGGAGAAATAAACTCTATAAATAATAACATTGTTAAATTTAGTAAGGTAAATTCTTTGGTAAACCCCGAAGATCCTAATACTGCCATACCTAGTCATAAACAAATGTCAACTACACCTACTCTTGGTTATGTTAAAATAAACGATATTTTTTATAAGATTTCTAATTCGGGATTATATGATCCTGTTAAATTAGAGGTTAAAATAGACACATCTTCTGATGTTGTTGAAAAATCTATTGGAATTTCACATGTTGGCAGATCTGTTAATTTAACAGAAAATAATGAAAGAGGATATGATTTTGTTAAAATGTCTATTATTGATACACCTGAAACCGGTGATAAAATAGCGGCAATTGAATCTAGAGAAGAATCCTATGAATTTACTTTTATAAAGCATACTCCTGGAGAAATAATCAACATAAACATAGAAGATTCAACCGGAACATATTTGTTTAGTTTTAGTACAGCCTCTTTATTTCATGGAACCAATGTTTCAACAGAACAAAACATGAAAGTTTCATTTGCTGCACTACCGATAGGATTAAACTCTTACCTGGACTTGTCGGTTAATCCTATCACTAAGTCCTTTGTTATAACTGAAAATAAAACCAATTTAGGCGATTTAAATATGTCTATTTCTGGAGCTTTAAGTTCTATTATTAGAATAGATCAACTACAAACTAACGTTGAAATTCAAAATGCAACGTACGTTGCTATATACAATTTACCTAAAGGAACTTATAATGGCAGATTTTTCTCCAATCAAGGTAGCTTTGGCGATGTAGCTTCAGCGCTTTCAGCAGCAATAAATGATGATAAAGACTCGTCGCTAGAATCTTATAACATCGGAGCTGATCTTTGGGTGAAATCTAAAGTGCCGGGTTATAGATTATTACAACATACTGTATTAGTAAATAAAGAGAATGTTGTTGATTTTATAAATGTTAGAAATTTAGATCTAAGTAACATACTAAAACTTAGAAGTGGCGATGACACTGTACTTTCACAATGGTATGCACATTATCTAAATGGTGGTAATTCAACCGGGAAATCAATATTTGTTGATAACACAACTCTTAGTGAAATTTCTATTGGTGATTATCTAGAAACTAGACTAGACAGTGTATACAATAGAGTATTAGACATAGTTGAAGATATTACTGTACCTAATTCTATTAATTCTAAATTAATTTTAAAATTAAAATCTGATTTAAATGAAGGTGAGAATAGAGTATTTAACGAGAATGTAGTAGACATTGGTTTGTTTTCTGCATACAATGTGTATGACATGAACTTTGATTTCTATGACGAAACTAATTCTAAATTAAAAGAATTAGAATATGAAGTTAGAGATAATATTCAATATGAGCCTTATGAAAATGCATTGTCAGAAATTGATCCTATTACTGGAGAGTTTAACACTATATTATCGGCTAATGATATTTTTAACGATGACTTCGCGCTTGAACCAATAAATTATTTTTCTAATCTTTCAGGTATTTTAAGTGAAGAGTCTATTGATGAGACCTTATCTGAAAATATTACTAGTGAATTCGATAGATTAAAAGAAAATCAACTTAAAGAATTTTCTACTAATTCAAGAATTGTACCTAATATTAATAAGTGGGTGCTAAAAGATTCGTTAACTGTCAGAGATCAGCCGTATTATTTAAATACAAACGAGGCATTTGGTAGAACTAACTTTTCACCTGATATTAGTGTAACGGGAAGAAGCAAGGACGACATGTCGCATGAATGGTTTTATATGGATAAAAAACCAAAGTATTTAAAATACAATGAATTAAATGATACGTTCTCATACGTAAACTTCATTGAGGATTTTGATCTAACTCCTGATTTATTTAAGAGTACCAAGAACAATTACTTTGATAAGTTTATGATTACTGAAGGTTTTGAAAAGAATTTGAATCAAGAAGACTTAGTGGACATCTCTGATAAATTCCGAGAGTTTACTGGAGAATATTTAAACCAAGATGATATTAATAATACATTCTTTAAAACAGAATTAAAGAAAAAGTATACATTAATTGATGGCGGTAGTAGTGACTCCTTTGCTAATACTATATTCAAGGGTTTAAAAGTTACTTTAAAAAATAGAAAGGAGTTTGTTAATAAAACTGCACTAGATTTTGTTGGTAGCTCAGAGTTTAATGGTTATAAATTTAGTATTTTACTAAAAACAAAAACGGATGTTTCATCTAATGATTTAGATTTTGAAGTTATTCAAAATAAGAAGTATAAATTTGTAATATTTTTTATTACATTAGATTTAAGTGACTATTGGGTAAAAGATAATATGAATAGAAAACTATTATATGAAATGAATCATAAAATAGTATATGATCAATCAAGAGAAGACTACATATATGCCAATACTGAGTTTGACGGGGCATTGGATTGGAGCGCAATTGACACTTCAGATGGCGCGCCATTTGAGTTAAACGGTATTAGTCATTTTGACGGTAGTCAACCAAATTTCTTGAATCAAATATTATTAGGTGCAAATGGACTATATGGTGACGTAATAATGGACCTTTATCCTAATACGCCGGGTAATACTTTATATAAATTTAAAATATTCGGTGTTGAGGGTGATAATTTGTTAAAAATACAATCACTTCCAGTAAATGTATCTGATCCTAATGATATACTAGACATTGCGTATTTACCTAATTACATTCAAAGAAAAATAAAGTATTACGTAAGTGACGGTGGTACTAATGTCCACAAAAACATATTGGAAAAACTTTCTATTAATGAAGTATCGAATATGGTTAATCTAAATGATGATAGTATTACATACACCACAGTACAAGAGGATGGAACAATTAATAATAGTAGATTTACTATTAATTTTGAAGACGGTAGCGAAATTATAAAATATGCTACATTATCAGTGGAAGAGGACAACGATAAGCCTAAGAGCTTTAAACTGTTTAAAGGTATTATTGGATATAACTTAGTCAGAGACAAAGATGCTTCCTATTATCCGTTTCTGATTAGACATGGAGGAAATTATACGGTAGATTTTAAACCTGTTATTACGTTCACTGACATGTACACTCATTTTAAATCAAATAGGGTTCAATCTACTGCCGATGCAAGAGAGATTGGATTTGAATCAGAAATATACAAACACTCTTTGTCAAATGCATATGAATTACAGACCGCTAAATCATATTATGAAAGATACAATAGATGTGGAACTACATTCAATGTAGGCTTGATACATGATGACGGATCACATGATAGAAATTGGGGTATTATAAAAAATCATTTCTATCACAAGGTAAATGAAATAAACCCACAAGGTGTCACTAAATTATCGGAATCTTCAGATAAATTACCATTATATCCACTGATTGATGAGATTGCAATTTCTAAGAAAGATGTCAATGTGTTTAGATCTTCTTGGGACGCTGGTTATTATACTAGATCATTTTCTGGTGGAAAATCAGAAGAGATTCCTGGAACATTAGATAACACTGAAGAAAGATCTTACTTTGCATCTAGTATGATGAAAGTAAAGAACGAATATGATGTAACATCGTTTACATATGAAAATGTTAAAAGTCAAGAAGATTTAGACGATATACTTAGAAACTCTATTAATAGTGCTGAAGTAATATTCTTTGAAGATAAGACTCAAATTGTTGCAGATTTCTATATTGCTGATGCTACTACTAGATTGTTAAGAAATGATGGAGTATTAGATAGAATTAAAAAGTATGTAAGTGCTGAAGATTCTGCAGGTGATAAGACTACTTTGATAGATGATGCTGATTTTTATATAAATAAAAATATTATTGAGAAATTCGTAGTAGATTCTATATCTCTTTACACTAAGAGATTCAAGGGACGTTCTTCGTCTATAATAGATGTTGAAAACTCAGATAATATTGGTGATGGAGGATTTTCCCCTGACAATAATTTTATATTTAAATCACATAAACAAAAGCCTATGAATTTTAGGTTGATATATAATAAAAGATTAGGATATTCTTACGACATTAAACCTATGATAAAAATAAAGTCATAAAATGGCAATTAACATTCAAGAGATATTACACCCGAGCGATTCAGACTCTATAAAGTTTGAGAAGATTAATTACAATTTCGATCAGATTTTAGCAAATGGTGGTGGACCAATTGGACCAAAGGGCCAAAAAGGTGACCAAGGTTTAGTTGGATCTACTGGGCAAAAAGGTGATAAAGGTGATAAAGGTGATACTGGTCTTCAAGGAGAATCAGGAGCCAGCGATAGCCCGTGGTACAAAGTAGAAATAGATGGAAACAATGATGGAAACAATGAAATCACTATTCTAAAACCAAAAAGAGGCACAGATTTAAACATACCTATCATATGGTTGGGTGATGATACTTTCACTGAAGATGTGAACAACGGAGAAGTTGATACCAATGCTAGATTAACTATAGCCAAAGACAATATCTTTGAAAACTATATAAAATTACACCACGCAAGTGATAAGGGTTTAGTTTTAACCAGTAGCGAAGAAGCTGGATTTTCTAAGTTTAATTTTCAGAACGCATTCGGTAGTACATCATTAGAATTTGGAATTACTACTGACAAAATAACATTTTATGCTAATACTGCGCCATTCACTGTGCATGGTTCCGGTATTAATTTAAAATCATTAGGATCAACTAATATTAAATTAGAAACTGGAGGTACCGGTATATTAGATGTAGATATTAATGCAGACTTTAAAGGTTATTTAAAATTACCTACAGGTACAACAGGTCAAAGGCCTACTACACCTCAAGTAGGTATGATTAGATTTAATACAAACTTGGACATAGTAGAATCATATTATGATAATGGTGGTTCTCCAATATGGAGAGAACTATGTACTGATTGTGGAAGTGCAGTTGCAGATAGTATTGGAATTATAGGAGGAATCATTGATGCAAATGCAGATGGTTCACCAAGAAATAATACTATAAGTATTTCTGGTGGAAATATCGATGCAATCGCAGATGGAAGTCCAGTATCTAATGCTACTATAACTAGAACCGGTAGTGCAAATACAAATGTGGTATATAACTCTCCACAGACTGTATATTTATTATATAGTATAACACCAACGAGTGTTGATCCAGGCCCTAACGATACTACTGTAAGTGATACTGGTTTAACAATTACAAATGAGCCTAGCAATAATAGATTAAAAGTAATTACATCAACCAGGGCTGTTGGTTTAGCATGGACTATAACTGTTAAACACCCAGATGATGCGTCTAAAACAATATCTTGGACTATTACACCGATATCTGCAAATTCACCAACTCCAACACCTACTTCAGGCAGTGGAGCAGGACCGACTGCAACTCCGGTTCCACCGACACCAACACCTACTTCAGGTAGTGGAAGTGGAAGTGGACCAACACCAACGTTTACGTTCGCAACTAATACAACATCTGGTAATAGATTTATATTTGCGCCTCTATCAAGTTATACTGACGTGGCTTATACTATCATAGGAGATGGTATTTCAAGTCCAGCTACACCTAGTAATTTTTCAACTACTGGAGTTAGTGGAACAAATCAATCTGGACCGACTGGATCAAACGATAATATTACGTTTACTGGAGTTTATAGGTTTACAAAAAATATGTCACCTGTTAGTGATTTGAATGTTAATTGTACAGTCGATGCGACATACAACACATCTGACACATGGTATTGTACTCTTGAATCCGGTTCAGTAAAATAAAAAGAATATATAAATAAACACAAACAATAAAATGGCAGCAAACGATTATACAAGAACGGTCAATATTACACCACTAAGCACTGCTTATTCGTGGGATACACCTCCATCATGGATAACTATCACACAAGTTGGCAGTTCTAATGATTGGACAATCACATTAGCATCTAATTCTGGGGCAGCAAGAAACGCAACGCTTACAGTTAGACATGCCAATACAACAACCATTGATACTATTACGGTTAGTCAATTAGGAGGAGTGGTTGCAAATCCTACTGCAACACCGGTCCCACCGACGCCAACACCTACTTCAGGAAGTGGAGCAGGACCGACTGCAACACCAGTCCAACCGACTGCAACACCACAACCAACACCAACGTTTACATTCGCAACTAATACAACATCTAATAATAGATTTATATTTACTACTGCGATACAAACCGCTGATGTGTATTATACTATTCAAGGTGATGGTGAATCAAGTCCAGTTACTCCTTCAAATTTTTCAACTTCTGGAATTAGTGGAACAAATGTATCTGGACCTACTGTAACAAACAACAACGATGTGTTTACTGGAGTTTATAGGTTTACAAAAACTTTTTCGCCAATTAATACCATGAATATTAATTGTACAGTTACTGCACCACCTAACACGTTTGATACATGGTATTGTACTCTTGAAACAGGTATTCCAAACAACCCAACTGCGACGCCATTACCAACACTGTTTCCAACGGCGACACCATACGTTTCCGGAGGAGGAGGAAGCGGAGGCGGATGTCACGTATCTGGAGAATTAATTACATTAGCTGATGGTCAAACTAAATTGGTTGAAGACATAATAATAGGTGATATCTTGTTGTCTATTGATTTTGAAGGACTCAACATAAGCGGAGAATACAATGATTGGAAGAAAACTGAGGAGACATTAGTATCTGAATATACTAGTACTGTTGTTACTAACGTTACTATTTTGGACTTCTTTAGATATTTTAATATAAATGCTGGCTTACTAAAAATTACAGAGGAGCATCCTGTTCTAATAAAAGATAATTTAGGTGATATTTACTTTAAACAAGTAAAAGACATTGTTGTAAACGATAGTTTATTAAATGAAAATAATGTATGGATAAAAATAGATTCTGTAGAATTAGTAACAGTACCTGAGAAGTTTACGACATATGCACT